GATGGGCTGATTGTGGAGGGTTACGTTGGTATCGGTATTGCGTCGGGCCTTGGGAACATTCTGCACGTGCGCGGAACCGCCAACCAAACTGGCCTGCGGGTGGATTCTGGACCCTCTTACACCTGCTCGGTGGTTGAACTCTACAACGCGAACACCGGAGCCACGGCAGCTAGAAACTGGCGGTTGGCGAGTAACTATACAGCGAACGGGATGTTTGAGATTCAACGCTCGCTGTTCGTGGATGCTGCCGCAACGACTACCGCCTTAGCCTTTGATTCCAGTGGCAACGTCGGGATCGGGACCGGAGCGACAGTTTCGGCCCGTCTGCACGTCATCAGCACTACCGAGCAAATGCGGCTGGGATACGATGCTACGAAATATGCGTCATTCACGGTAGATAATTCCGGGGATATGACGATCGCTCCGAGTGGTGCGAATCTCGCCATCACAGCGGACGTGGACGTGCCGAGCGACAAAGCATTCTACCTCGGCGCTCCCGCTACCGATGGAACTTGGCGAATCACTCGCAGCGGGAATAACCTGTTGATGGAGCGGCGGGAGTCAGGGGCTTACGTGACCAAACAAACTATTGCAGCGTGACCTATGGCACTTTCCTATACAGCGGCAGGCGGTGTGGTGGCTATTGGGTACGACACCGCAACCAACGAGCGCGGGTTCCTGTTGAAGATGATTAACAGGACCGGACACTCCTCGGTCAAAGGTGAACTGGTTGCGCAGCACTCGTCCAACAACCGTGAAGTAACTCTGCAAACCGGCGAATACGATACAATCGGCATCGTCCAGGAAGCAGGAGTTGCTGAAGGTTCCGAAATGTGGGTTTGGCAGATCGGCAGCGTGTGCCAAGCGCTGCTCAAGAACACCGTGTCCGCGTCTCGTGCTAATTTGGCGATTGCGGCTGACACTGATGGTCGCATGGATATGGTCGCCACTCCACCACCACCGCCGACAGCCGATACACATTTCAAGGAGGTTGGTCACGCCCTTGAAGCCGTGACCGGAGGAACGGATCAACTCTGTCTTATTTCCTTCCACCTGAACTAAGGAGTTCAACTATGGCGGCGATTACTGTCACGTTTTTGGACCGTACCTTCACCGTCGAGTATCCCGACGCAGTGAAGGGTGTGATTCTGGACGACCTGTGCGAGCGCTACGGGTATCAATCACTCGTTCCCAATCCCAATCCAGGCCCCACCGAACCGCCGATGGTGGCCAACGCGGAGGACAAAGTGCAGTTCGTGGTCAACCGCATCGTGGCCGAGTTGTTGCAGCCCAGCAAGAACAAGCTGCGCAGCGCGGCGGTTCAGCAAGCTGAAGCGGTGGCTCAACAACAGATTGAGGCGGCGTTCGGAGGCGTGGTCATCAGCGAAGCGAAGTAGTGGTGTTTCTCAGGAGCATTCTTTGTACTAGGAGCAAACATGAAAGTCGATTTCACAACGGAACTCGTGGACATGGAAGGTCAGCCGATGCGCTGGGCAGACCATCGTGAAGCGTGCGTGCAGATCATTGGGGAAGCGGCACGGCAGCAGATCATCAGCCCCGAGCAGTTCACCAAGATTCGCGAGTTGATGGGAGCGGATGAGAGCGTGCCGCCGCTCACCTTGGGTCGGGTAACGATCTCCTCGTTACTGGCCCCCGTCAAGGACGAGTCGCAAGAGGACAAGATGCGTGGCTTCGAGCTAATGCAGAAGATCCACAACCGCACGAAGCCGATTACCGTCAGCGACGCGGACATCACGTTCATCAAGAAGGCCATCGGCAATAGCTCGTTCGTCAAGCTGGTGATGGGCCAGTGCTGGAATCTGCTCGCCGGGCGCAAGGCGTTCCAGTTGGAGGCCGACGAGGAAGACGAGAAGCCACAGGACGAGAAACCGCAGGACGAGAAGGTAGAGTGACATGGCCAATACGAAGGTTCCTGTTCCGTATCTGGTGTCCGGTAGCTCACTGGCCGCGACCATCTGGAATCGAGCTGGTCAGGTCTGGAACGGCTCGTCGCACGTCACGTATGCCGCAGTAGACGTTGCGACCTACGGCGTGAACCTGTCGGAACAGGGAGCTTCGAAGGTCTATCTACTAACCTTTCCATCGGGCATCACCGCTGCTGGCCGCTATCTGTGCATGGTGTACGTGAAGGCCGGAGCGAGTCTGGCCGAGAGCGATTCCGGCCCCATCTGGGTGGCAGATGTCGATTGGGACGGCACGGAGATCACTTCGTTTGAATCCGTGGCGGCGGATGTCTGGGCCTATGCTACCCGCACGCTGACGATGACGGCGGCACAGATTGCATCTGTGTTAGCTGGTTCCGAGATAACCGTTCACCGTGGGGATACTACCAGCATCTCAATCACGGGTGCTGGCAACATCTCTGCTCGTACGAAGCTCTGGTTTGCAGTCAAGCTTGATAAACACCAAGAGGACACAGAGGCTCAACTATTCATCACAGAGGCTGATGGACTAGTCTACGTTAACGGAGCAGATCCTACAGCTTCACAAACAGCCACGATCACAGTTACCAATGCTACTACCGGAGCCTTGACTATTGCAATCTCAGCAGCAGCTACAGCCGCTCTAGAAGAGCTTGGTGGACATTGGGAACTGCAAATGCTCACAGCCTCTGGAATCACCACCTTACTTTATGGAACATTTGTTCTAACAGAGGATGTCGTAAAGGCTACTTCCTAATGCTAGAGAAGCTGCGAAAGTATTGCCGCGACAATAAGGGAGAAAACTCCGTGGTAGTAGTCATCTGCTACCCCATGGAGTATGCCCTAAAGGTTCATGAAAGAACAGACCTCCACCACAAGGTAGGTCAAGCCAAGTACCTGGAGACCGCGGCCAGGACTAGCATCAGCGAGATTAGGGCTTCTATCAGAAAGGTCAAGCCGAACGATATGCCGGAGGCTATGCTTAGAGCAGGTTTGTTAATCCAAAGGCGAAGCCAAGAACTCGTGCCCGTAGATACTTCAGCCCTAAAGTCCAGTGCGTTTACCTGCTTGCAGGAAGACCTGGATCGTACAGCCTCTCAGGCTAGGGCTGAGGCTGAAGCATTGCGGGTTCGGGTGCTGGCAGAAAGGGCAGCTAAAAGGAGCAAGAAGTGACAGGAGTTCTTTACCACACCCCAGCCGAGATCATTGCTCAGATGATGCACAATGTATCGCTGGCAGATCTTGAGGGTCCTGGCACAGGAGACCCTCCGACCGAGTGGACAGTGTTCCCTATCCATTTGCCAGAAAGCCCTGAGCAAGCTATACTGGTAAAAGATACCTCAGGAATGGTTCACAGAAGGATCCAAACTACCGGAGTCATGGGTGAGCATTACGGAATCCAACTATTGGCCCGTAGCTCTGAGGATCCCGCTGTCCCTTACAAGAAGATGAAGCAGATCCTGGAGTACTTCGACTCGAACATTCGCAGAGAGTTGGTGACCTTGCAGGATGGTTATGCCACTAGAACCTACATGGTCCACGCAATCACCAGAATTACTCCAGTGGTCCCTGCTGGCAATGATGGCCGCAGGTTTTTCTTTTCAGGGAATGTAATCGCGTCAATTGAACTTCAGAGTTAGCCCTAACACGTAGGAGATCTAAAATGACTCACACTACAAGAGTAACCCCTCCGGGTACTCCGTTTGATGAAGGCTATCAGTCAATGATTGCCTTTGCCGCCGATCCCAATCTTTCGTTCTGGGAAACCGTTGTAGGGGCTCCCGGCATCGACGGTGGTGATCCTGTTCCAACAACCACGATGCACAACCGCTCGGTCAGGACCTTGGCTCCTCGTCGTCTGAAGAGCCACACCGCGTTTCAGGTTCAAGGAAAGTTTGGTGGTGCGACGATTGATCAGGTTTATGCCCTCATCAACGTCAATGGCTGGATCACTGTGCATTGGCCAGACGAAACCAACTACAGCTTTCCTGGATACCTCAAGAGCTTTCAGCCAGGGCAGTCTCAAGAGGGCAACCCGTTAGAGGGGGTTATTGAGATTGTGCCTACTATGCAGATCAATGGTGTTGAGACTGAGTACGATTTGCAGGTGGCGGGCACTGGCACGTAGTCGTTAGGGCTGTAAAGGGGCCTAGTAGCCCTTCAGCAACGCGCAAAGCCGCACAAGCACCAATACCTCAGGCGGGCTTGGCGCGTGCTGTAAGGGCTGCTAGGGGCCTTAAAACACAGCCCCCCATAAGTGGTACACGTTCAAAGGAGCAGCAAGATGTCAGACTTGGACTTTAGTGCAATCCAGATCAGAGAGGTTCCCGTTACAGGACCCAACGGTGAAAAGTACGTCCTGAGAGAAAGCACCGGGAAGGTTACTACTGATCACCGTAATGCCATCATGGCTTCTACACAATTCGGCCCCAACGGCAAGGTCGTGGGCCTCAAGGATCTCGCCTCTGTAGAAGCTAAGTTTGTTGCGGGCTGCATGTGGGACTCTAAGGGCAGAAACCCTCCGGTTACTCTCATCCAGTCTTGGCCTGCCAGGGTCCAGCAAGCCCTGTACGAAAAGGCCAAAGAGCTCAGTGACATGGATGAGGAGTCCCCTGTCAGAAAGGCTCTGGAGTTAGCTCTGAGTAGAGAGGACGCTCCCATATCGTTTGAGCATCTCTCTGCTTGGGCTAAGGGTCTTGAAGACAGTGATGAACTCAGGCCCCTCATCAGGCTCTTTGCGGATCGGGAGGCAGAACTAAAAAACTCCTGAGGGGTTGCGGTGGTTGGTTCACCGTAGCCCAAGCGTTCGGTCAAGATCCGTTTGAACTCATGGGTAAATGGCCAGAACGATACAGGGATTTAGTTCTTGAGTGGCTCGAGGACCAGTGGAATAGGCCCTCCAGGTCTGATTACTACGCCATGCGTATCTCTCAGAGAATCCAGCAGGGTTACTCCAAGAAGGCTGTTTCGATAGATGATCAGATGATCAAGTTCGCTGAGCCTACAGTCCAGAAGCCTGTGGATCCGGTAGAACGCTCTAAGGCCATCTGGATTGGAGGAGTTAAGGCTGCTCAACTAGCTGCAAGGGAGAGCCAATGGCCACGGAATACGAAGTAGATCGTATGGTCGTGAGGTTGGTAGGAAACCAAGCCGATTATCAGAAGATGCTCAAGGACGTAGAGCGTCAAACTGAGCAGACGGCCCAATGGGCTGAGGCCAGAGGCTCTCGCATTGCTGCTGCCTTCAACAAGGCTTTCAAAGCTGCCGCCATGTCTACAGCCATCGGCGGATCTATCAACGCTCCCTTGGCTAAGGCTGCTGGTGACTTCTCCAGCTACGGCAAGGCCATTCAAGAAGTCGTTAGGGACTCTGAGAAAGCAGCCCAGCAAGCCGAGCGTATGCAGAAAATCCTAATGGCGAATACGGCAGCCTACAAGGATCTAGCTAAGGTCACTAGAGTCAACAACCAAGAAGCTGCCGTGTACCTCATGATGAGTCAGCGTACTGGCAAGAGTATTGAGGAGTTGATCAAGTACATTAGGGTCGGCACGGTAGAGTTTGAGAAGTGGAATAAGGAGGCAAAGAAGTTTGGTCTGATCCTTAAGGACGAGGACGTAAAGGCAGCTAACGACCTTGCTGAGTCTTGGATTAGAGTCAAGCAAGCTATGCAAGGCTTCTGGTCTCAGCTTGGAGCAATCGTTGGTCCACGCTTCAAAGAGTTCAACGACATGGTCGTGGGGTTAATCCAGTCTGCAACTCGCTGGGTTGACAGAAACAGAGACCTGATCAAGTCCTTGCAGCAAGTTGGTGAAAGACTGATCTACGTGGGAACCATCGTGACCGCGGTTCTTACAGGGTTGGGCACTCTGGCCACGATGATTGTTCCACTTACTGCCTCTATTACTGCTGGAGCATTGGCCTGGAAATACTACTCTGAGGAAGTCAAAAGAGCCTATGACATAGTCATGGATTATGGCAAGCGAATCATAGGCTTTATGGACGACACTGTCAAGGGTATCAAAAATGCTCTAAAGGCTAGTGACGTTGAGCTTGCTGTGAAGATTCTGTGGAGCTCTATCAAGGTCGCCTGGATGCACGGAATGCAGGAGCTCGATAAGCTCACTGGAGAGAAGTTTAGTGCTATCTTTGACAACCTCTCTTCAGGGAATTGGAAGAGTGCCCTAGAGTCTGTAGCAAAAGAGATAGAGCTCCTGTGGCTGAAGATGCTGGATAAGATGGACCCAATATTCACAGATATTGTGAATAGGGTAGCTCAGTTCTGGGCTGAGATCGTCAACACCTTCGAAGAGTCTATCCAAAGCCTCTTCTCAGTTATACAGGATTTTGCCGCCTATGATTCTGGAGTGGCTTTTGGGTTAGGGAAAACCGAGCTAGGGAAATCTCTACTCAAGTTTTCTACAGCAGCCCCTCTAAGCACGCAGGCTTCTAGGGATAAGAGAACGGCTGATGCCTTAGTGGAGGCTGATAAAAGAGCCGATGCTTCTTATGCACGTCGGGCTAAGTATGCTGAGGAGATAGCTAGACTAGAAGCGGAGATAGCCGAGGCTAAGGAGAAGGCTAACGCTCAAGCTCAACTATCTCTAGGTATGGCAGGACTTGAAAGAGATCTTCGTAGAAGTCAGGCTTCTGCTGAGGCTGAAAAGGTTGAAGCTGAAAGGGATAAGGCCAAGAAGGATCTTGAGAAGCTCGAAAAGGATAAGAAGGAGCTCGAGGACACTATACGACGTGAGTCCTCTAGGCAATCAATCGAGGAGAAACATGATCCCGTAGCTAGGTACATTCGTCAACTTAGAGAGTTGAACGAAATGTTCCTGGATTCAGAGCGAGGTATGTCAGCCTACAAGAAGGAACTAAAGTCGCTTCAAGACGAGTTAGCTGATAGCTCCTTCAGGGTCAACGTGGAGTTTACAGCCACCGGCATGGACGCTGTTAGGATGGGCACCAGAGAGTATCAGCAGATCATAGCCAATACCCTGGAATCGCTGGAGCGTAAGAAGGTCAAGGAAAGAGCCTTGGCCGAAGCCAAGCGTAGAGAAGCCGAGGACGCTAAGGCCAGGGATCAGGCTCCTAAACCTGCTCCTGGAGCTTTGGCTGCTGGCGACCCTGCAATCCCAAGACTAGACCGCATTGCTACTGCCGTGGAGAAGATGGCAGATAGGCCGACCATTCAATTCGAACCTGTAGGACTTGTTTAATGTCTACCACACTTGTTGGACTCGTGGATTGGGGCGGCGGCAGATCTGAAGACATGCACCGTCAATACTACGCAAAGTTCCTAGTGGAGTCAACCTCTAAGGACGATGGTCCGCAAACGATCCTAGCCACTTCAGGACTTCCGTTAGTAGGGTCGGGTTGGATCTACGGTAACGACAGTGATAGTTGGGCCATCTGCCATCCGGGAGTGCAGTGTGAGTCTGTAGTAAAGAACGAGCCGAACTTTTGGTGGATCCTAACCTACAACTTTGCCACCAGACCCTGGAGGTTTGCCACTGGCGATTCGGTCATCACCAATCCCCAAAGCATTCCAGACATGATCTCTGGCAGCTTTGTTACCTACCAGAAAAGAACCCAGAGAGATATCAATGGGGTAGCCATAGCCAGTTCTAGCCTCGAGCCTATCTGGGTCAACAAAGACGTAGGGATGGCGACAGTAGAGATCCAGCAGACAAGGCTCAACCTTCAGCTTCCAACGCTGACCCAGATGTATAACACGGTGAACGATAGAGACCTCTGGGGACTGCCCTCTCACTGTGTCAAGCTGAGGAGCATTACCTGGAGGAGATTGGTGTGGGGTGTGAGAACCTTTTACTATGAAAGGGTTCTTGGCTTTGACATCAAGTTCAATACCTTCTACGAAGATGAGATTGCAGACGTAGGAACTCGAGTAGTCAATAAGCAATTAGCGGGCTATGTAGCCAGACCGAACGATGCAACAGTACCAAGTGATTTAGTGCTTGACAGAACAAACCCTCAGGTCTTTGTAAGAAACACTGACGAGACGGGGAACGTTCTAAGGCAGGTACTACTAGACGGGTATGGTGAGGAGTGTACCGACCCACTAACTCATGTCCACGTTGTTGCCCGCAAGCAGATGTATACGCAAAGCAACTTCTTGTTGCTAGGTATCCCCACAGTGATTTAGGAGCAAGCCATGGAGCCCCTGGAAGACACACCGCCGGAATCTGGCACTATTAGTGAGGAAGACATTTCGGTCTTGATATCGCGGGAAGATCTCCTGAAGAAAGACCAGCCAGAGCTTGATCGATTCAGTATCAAGATCGACGTGTACCACGAGACAGAGGAAGAGGAAGCCTTCGGTAGAGGCATTGCTGCCTGTAGGTTCACCAAGACCAAGGGTATAGAACCTTACTCCAGAAAGGTGACCGTTACCGAGGAAGAGAACACCCTGTCCATCGGTGACCTAAAGCGTGAGGATGTGGGCTACATCTTTATCACCAACTTGGAGGGAACCAAGTTTCGTGTTAATCCCACCGAAGAGGAGCTCGAGGATATCAGGAAGAAGGTAGTAGTGTTCAATGGCTTTGAGATCTATCCAGAGGGTATGCCCTTCCTTGGACAACCTTCTGCTGACAGCCCGCTGAAGATTCGTAGTCTGCATGGGCAGGCTAAGGTCCAGGTTGTAGTCTTTCCGAGGTGATGCGATGGCCAAGGCTTATTACCTGAGTGAAGAAGACGCTGAGGTTTTGCGAGACCTAATCAAGCATCACGGTAACAAGATCCGGCAAGGGGAAGCCCAGCTATCGCCTAGCTTGTTTGAGTTTTCAGAAGAGGATCCCAATGACACCTTCACTCCAGAAGTCTATATCGTAGGGATTCCGACTGACGGCATTCCAGGTATGGACTATAACGGAGGCACTGGAGCGGCTGTACCTGGACATGCTGAGTGTACGATCCATAAGATGGTCTACAATGATGACGAAGACGAGTGGAGGGTTGAAGAGACTAACTTTACTAAAGAAGTCTACAACCTAGCCAGTGCGCCGATTACTAGGGCAAGCAAGTCTCCATTCAGTCTGGCCATTAGAGACAAGTACGGCAAGTGGATTGGAGGCTTTGGTGGACCTCAAATGATCTTGGGTGTGCTAGATGGGATTATGTCTTATCAAGGATCTGCCACCGTAAGCATTTGGGATGGAACTTCAGATACTGGTCAAGACATCACGGCCTATGACTGGTTGTTGAGCAGTGGTCAGTCTTTAGCTAATGGGAAGAAAGTGGTCGTACTGCCTCATGCCAATGGCAAGTATTATGTCGTAGGAGCTCAGTGTACGTGAGGTTCTATCCGTCTAATAGTTGCTGTGCGGACTTTTGCGGATGTACTCCTGCGTATAAGCCGTCCACCTTGTCCGTCACCATCGCGGGAATCACCAGCCAAGGAACTCCTCCGTTCGGTGCCCTGTGCTACGGCCTGCAAACAGGATTATGTCCTTGCGAGGACTTCAATGGAACGTATCTACTGTCTCTGTTGAACCCGACGGGCTGTACCTACACTTACAACTCGGGAGGAAACTGCTTTGCGGGCGATTGTGTCGTTTCGTTGACGGGTGTCGTCACGAATCGGTCAGGGATTCTAACCTGTCAGATTCAGATGAACTTCAAACGGCCTTGTCGGATGCTATGTGCGCTCGGGGGTTCTTGTACCTACGCCTGGAGTACGGGCCTTTACCGTTATGTGAAGATCTCGGGTGTTTGCTGGGGTTCGTGCCAATGTATTGAACCGCCGACGACCTACCAAGGTGACACGATCACTATAGGTTGCTGGCAACCATCCTGCGAAACGAAATCCCTCGTCTTCTATGCCACGGAAAGCAAGACCGCAGGCGACTGTCGCGTCAACATGAATCTACCAATCACTCAGGTCGATAACACAGGTTGTTGCGGTTGCTATACTACGGATGCCACTTGCAGCGTTTCTTCATCATGATCTGGATCTGTGCCCACTGTCGCTTCGAGCTCTCGCAGCCAACGATCGTCTACCCGGTACGTTGCTTCTGTGGCTACGTAGATCGGGGACCGATCCTTCCAGCAGAACAGCCGAAGCCGCGTTGGGTGAGCCTCACAGATCGACTGCAAGCGGTTGAACGACTGGCGAGCATGATCCCTTCCACTGTAAAGCGCATCATGGGTGTCTCCCGTTCCGGCATGTTTGCTGCTGGGATCCTAGCCGAGCGGTTTCATGTACCTCTCTGGTCTATCTCTCAGCAAACGGGTCCAATTGACCTCGGTCATGGAGTACGTCTAGACAAGGTCGAGGAAGAAGGCTTAACGGTCGTTGTTGATGATACCGTCGCAGCGGGCTACTCCTTTGCTCAACTTAAACCGTTGCTCCTGCCTAACTCACTGTTCTACTGTCTTTACTGTAGCCCTGAATGTCGCAACCTCGTAACAGGATTCGCTGAACTTCTCTCGCTGCCCCACTATCTCGAATGGAACATCTTCAACTCGGTTCATACTCCGTCACTCGCTACGGACATCGATGGAATCCTTTGCCCTGATCCACCGGAGAGCTTCCTGGACAAGGAACAGGAATGCCCCTACGAGAAGTGGTTAATCCGAGCTCCGATCCTTCAGCGTCCGTTGCGGGATACCATCCCCTTAATCGCTACGGGTCGTCGCCGTCGCTATCGGCGGCAGACCGAGAGCTGGCTAGAGACCTGCGGTATCTGTTACGACCAGCTAGTTTTCCCGCAGACCGAGGAAGAGTATCTAAACCCCGGTAAGATGAAGGCCGAAGCCTACGGCAAATCACCAGCCACGATCTTTATTGAATCCAATCAAAAGCAAGCTCGCTTGATAGCGAGACTCACCGGCAAACGTGTAATCTGTCCCGCTTCACAGGAGGTACTAAATTGATTGTCCTAGAAAACAAACAGTTGGTGATTCTGACGCCTCCGCACACGGCTTCCAAGAATCTGCATGAAGCCCTCTGCCGTCCTCCACACAACGGTCTCTGGGTAGTCGGTCGCAACCCTGACGGTCACATCGACCATCATGTCTCTATCGCGTCCGAACCCTGGCTGCATTTCCGCATCGCCTGTGTCGTCCGCGATCCGCTAGAGCGTCTGCGTGGTCTCTGGGTGCATCACTGCATTAGCTGCCGTCGCTTGGGCACTCCTGCTCTACTCTGGCCGCAGTACGTGATGTCCCTATCCACTGAACGCTGGGGAGTGCTGCCTAGCTACCTTGACCACTACACGATTTCTCGGTGGTTGCACAAGACGGCATTGCAGGAGGTCATCCGGTTCGAGGCTCTCCAAGAGGAATTACTGCGAGTGCTAGGTGAGCCGGTGGAACTAGCTCCTGGTTGGACCGACGATGGTGAACACCCGTCGATGGAGGAACTGTTCGCGGAAGAAAACAAGATTCGTTTCCACGCGGCAGCGTGGTCGTTGCCAGACAGAGTACGGTGGGACTATAAGTTGTTCTGGAACGAGACCCAATGAGTGAGACCACATCAGAAATCCTCCAGGAAGTAATGAATGGTCACGGGGTTGGTAGCCAACTCTGGAGGATTCTACAGTCTCTGGGAGTTGACCATAACTCAAGCTGCTCGTGCTTACTGTTAGCAGATGTAATGAACGAGCTAGGTCCCAAGGGTTGTGTAAGAGAGCGAGAGAAGCTCTTGGACTTGATGAGGAAGAACCAAAAGAAGTATGGATGGTATCACCACTTCAAGGCTGGAGTAAACGCTATCTTATTGGGCTGGGCTTTTCAACTTAATCCACTAGATCCATTACCAGGACTCTTGGATAGAGCCATCAGCTTGGCAGAGGAGCAGCTATGCCAGTCTGGTCCTATGGCGTCGTAACTATACCTAGTCGAATCTCTAGCGGTCTGCTAGAAACCACTCTGAAGTATCTTGCTAACGCAGGGTTCCCAGAGCCTAGACTCTTCATTGATGGGTTCCCTAACGAAGCGTTGCCAGACTTCGCTAAGGTCTTAGCCGTCACTTGCCGCAATCCGGCCTTCGGCACCTTTTGCAGTTTCTACCTGGGAGTCAGCGAGCTATTCTTAAGGAATCCCAAAGCTGACTTCTATGCCCTGTTTCAAGACGACTGCATCTGCTGCCGCAACATCCGCCAGTACCTTGAGCAGTGTACTCTTCCAGAGAGGTCGTACCTGAATCTCTACACCTACCCTAACAACGAGCGTGGGGATGTTAAGGGCTGGTCCTTCAGTAACCAACTTGGCAAGGGAGCCGTGGCTCTGGTCTTTGTACGGGAGGTTCTGGTAGACCTACTCAGAAGCCCTAATTGGGTCAACATTCCACTGTTCAATGATCACCCTAAAGAGGGTTGGAGAAAGGTTGATGATGGGGTTATCGTAGAGGCTCTAAGGAAGTGTAATGTTAATGAGTACGTTCACCTTCCATCTCTAGTCCAACACGACAACACAGTTAGAAGTTCCCTAGGTCACGTAAAGAGTCCTCAGGCCAACACGTTTCCCGGAGTTGACTTTGACGCTTTGTCCCTACTAGGAGCAGCAAATGCAAGCAGATGACTATTACAGCCCACTCAAGATCTTTCATCACAGGGAGTGGCTGGACAAACTCAGAGCCGGTGTTAATCCTTCTCCAATCTTCGTACAGCTAGTACCTACCAACAGATGCAACCAAGACTGTCACTTCTGTGCCTACAGAATGTCTGGGTACTCTTCCAACGAGAGGTTCCAGGAAAGGGACCAGCTTGACTGGGACAAGCTAAAGGAGATAGTCCAGGACTGCAAGGACATGGGAGTTAAGGCCATCGAGTTGACTGGTGGCGGCGAGCCCACGGTACACAAGAACTTTCTAGACCTGTGCAGGCTAATCTTGGACAGTGGAATCGATCTTGGTCTTGTTACCAACGGATCTGTCTGGTCTGACAGGCATACGGAGGTACTGTCCAAGGCTCTATGGGTTAGGTTCTCTGTAGACGCAGGTCGCCCAGAAACCTACGCCAGTATGAGAGGTTCCACTGTCAGGACTTATACAAGAGTAAGGGATGCTATCAGTTCCATGCCTAAAGACGGTCCAGTGGTAGGTGTAGGGTTTGTGATTAACCGCGAGAACTACAAGGAAATAGAGGAGGCCGCTGACGCAGCTTTTGCAGACGGGGCAGACAACATCCGCTTCAGTGCTGTTTTCCAGAACGAGGGAACGAAATACTTCGATGGATTCATAGCTGAGGCAACTGCCTCCTGCAACAGAGTGGTGGAGAAGTACAGGTCCACAAGGATGAAGGTGTTTGACCTGTTCCTGGACAGAGTCGGTGACCTGGGGCATGGTCCTCCAGACTATACGTTCTGTGGATTCCAGCAAGCCTCTACTTACATTGGTGCAGACTCTAACGTCTATCGCTGCTGCATCTTGGCCTACAGTCAGCGAGGTATGTTAGGGTGCATACTGGTGAGACGCTTTGCTGACGTGTGGAAGTCGTTAGACTTCTCCACCTTTGATGCCCACGGTTGTCCTCGCTGCATGTTCAACGCTAAGAACCGAACCATTGCCTATGCTCTAAACCCTAACCCTGCACACGTGAACTTTCCGTGATCAACCCAGCGGACAATCTCCGAGACCTCTACACTTGCCTGACGGTAGCCACTTCAGACTGCGAGTCAGTCCTGGACTTGTGCTGTGGTTTCGGCGAAAAGCTGGCTTGCACTAGAGCAGGGTTCAGGGTTGGTGTAGATATCCACAAGCCTTACCTAGACGTGGCTTGCAAGAAATGGGGGAACCGTATTTACTTCGTTTGGGAGGATGCCCTTAGCTACGCTTTTAGCTGTGCCTACCCGTTCGATGGGATCCTACTCATAGATGCCATTGAGCATCTGGAGAAGCAGCGTGGTCTAGACCTGATCTCCAGGTGTCAAGAAATAGCCAAGAGGCGACTGATCGTATTTACTCCAGAAGGTGTGTGCCCGCAAGATCACGATACGTACGAAATGGGTGGTGACTATGCACAGACTCACAAGTCCACCTGGACTGCTGAGGAAATGAGGACTCTAGGGTTTAAGGTAGCCCTCTGGGAAAACTGGCATCCAGGTACAGAAGGAACATTCTTTGCGATTTGGGAACCTTAGTCCATGATTAGCATGAAGCGTCAGTGGGTCGTGCAGATAGACGTTACCAACGCCTGCAACAGAGCTTGCAGTAATTGCACGAGGTTGATTGGTCATACCGATGAGACGTTCTATATGGATCCCGACTACTTCCGGCATACCGTGAAGTGCCTGAGGAGGTTTCCCACTCACAGCCCGCCCAGCCTATACGTGGACGTGCCGAACAAGATGCTAGGCATGATCGGTGGCGAACCCTTGATGCACCCGCAGTTTGAAGAGTTGGCCAAGATTATGGAAGAGGAGATTCCTTGTAGAGAACACCGAGGACTGTGGACGGGTTTCGTATGGCAGAGGACTAGGTTTGCTGAGTTGATCGAAAGGGTCTTCGGGTATGTGAACAATAACACTCACTCCACAGAGTGTTACCACTCACCGATCCTAGTGGCCATCAAAGACGTGGTTCCAGATGAGGCCACTCGCAAGTCCCTGATCAGCAACTGCTGGCTGCAAAAGATGTGGGCTGGAACCGTAACACCCAAGGGTCTGTTCTTCTGTGAGGTAGCGGGAGCCTTTGACTTCGTTATGAAGGGGCCAGGAGGTTTGCCGGTAACAGAGGACTGTTGGGAGAGGCCCTTGTCGGACTTCCAGGAGCAGATAGATCGGTGGTGCCAGGGATGTGGAGTACCTCTGCAACTGAAGGGCAGGCGGGACACCGAGGAGGTAGACGACATCAGCCTCAGCAACCTAGCTCTTCTTTCAGAGAGTTCGCGGATAAAGGTTAGGAAGTATAACCTAGTGACAGGTCTTCAGGAGAGAACAGGTAAACCTTGGGAGTACCTGAAATGACTCACGTATGGACGTATTGGGAAGGGCCGATGCCGGAGTACATTAGCATCTGCCTCTGGTCCAGTAGAATGATCTGCTCGAGCGGCCTGGAGTTTACCTGTGTTACTCCAGAGAATGTGCGGACGTTCTTGCCACCTGGAACAATCCATGAGAACTACTTGAAGCTCCAGCAACCAGCCCTTAGAGCTGATTGTGTGCGGGCGGCTTTGCTGGCAAGGTACGGAGGCTGGTGGTGGGACGCTGATACGGTAGGCATCAACTATCCAAGCAAGTCCATAGTCAACCCGGAGTCTGCTCTGTATATGATCTGGGACAAGGCTCCTAGGAGAGTTCTAAATGGCTACATCTACCTGCCACCCGATTCCACGATAGCGAAGGTATGGCTAGGCGCTGTTAACCGAGCCCTGATGGATGACTACGAGCATATCGATTGGTGTTCACTCGGAGAGGGAGTGTTGACCAATCTATTGCCAGAGTTGGGAGCAGTGCAGATAGACCGCAGCACGTTCCTACCCATAGACATAGATAGCTCTGTGGGCTTGTTTTTTGGTGAGGAGGACTTCCATAAGTACCTAACCCATCACACTGTCTGCTTCGGGCTTAACCACTCTTGGTTCATGTACCACAAGTTTGAGGCTATGAGCCTTCCAGCCTGCGAGTGGCACAAGAGTCCGCTGCTAATCCACAGGCTCTTGGAACATGCTAGGAGGTTGCTATGAAAGCCTCTATTTGCATGTCTACTTTCTACAGAGAACCTCGAGTATTGCAGAGGACACTTAATAGTATCTTCAAGCAGGAGGTTCCGTTTGAGTTTGAGGTGATCATAGCAGACGATGGAGCCTCTGATAAAGAGCAGACTGCCAGAAAGATCTGTGAACGCTTCCCTGTCAAGTACATACCCATTGAGCGGGACAACGTCAAGCGTAATCCCTGCGTGGCTAGGAACGTAGCCTATAGAGCAGCTACGGGCAGTGTGATCATTGCCCAATCCGACGAGGTAGCTCATGTCAGCCCTAACGCCATAGAGACCTTGGTGATAGAGCTAGAGCTAAAGCCCAAGTCCTTCATCATCGCCTCCGTTATTGCCTGTGGGCCTGACGGTAGTGAATGGTCTGCTTACACCGGCAGATGGTATCGAAACGGGAATCCTCAACCCTACCAGTCAAGGCTTGTTCCGTTCTTCTTCCTTGGAGCCTTGTGGAGAAGAGACCTGTACGCCGTTGGTGGTAACGACGAGGAGTTCGTAAGCTACCAGGGATACGACGATGACTGGTTTGCCAGATGCTTGGAGAATGGATTAGGTCTAAGGGCCGTTTATGTGGACTCAGTCGTGGGACACCACCAGTATCATGAGTGCCACGACACCAAGGAGAAGTACACGCTCTCCAAAGCCTTTTATAGAAGGAAGTGCGAAATGGCTCAACAGGAGAATGTTTGGAGGGCTGCTGGAGGTCCTTGGCCTTACGAGGAGTCGTTTGCCTCTGCCTATAAGAGCGGCGGTGATTGGAGCGGCCACGAGTCCGGTAGTGGTGAGGGGTCTTCCATCAAGGCCACTGAATCCATAAGGGTTATGCTGAAGAACCTGATAGGGCTGCTGGACCTCAAGTCCATCCTGGACATACCTTGTGGAGACTTTAACTGGATGAGATGGGTGGAGCTAGGTGACGTGAAGTACCTGGGAGCCGACATCGTCAAGGAGCTAGTTCTGCAAAACCAAGAGAGGTTTCCAGGTAGAGAGTTCTTGTACCTGAACCTGCTAACGGAAAACCTGCCGACGGTAGACCTAGTTCTTTGCAGGGATTGCTTCGGGCACATGTCCTTTGAGGACTGCAACCGAGCCCTTGAGAACATCAAGCGTAGCAAGAGCAAGTACCTGCTGATGACAACCTTTTGGAACCATGCTAACATGGACGGTAGGACAGGTCCTAGTTGGCACGCTAGGTCCATGACCAAGTCACCCTTCAACCTGCCACCACCCATGCTGACCGTGGACGAGTTGTGCCAGGAAGTCTATCCAAAGTACGCAGACAAGAGCTTAGGCTTATGGGAGGTTGCCAAGTTATGAACAGCATCGTAGTCTGTGTGGAGTTCGACGATTTCCTAGCTCTTACTTTGCCAAGGAACAGGCGGCACTTTGGGCGGACGCTGGTAGTTACCTCCTGTGCTGATGTTTCCACTCAGAAGCTGGCTCTGGAGAACTCCTGCGAGTGCTTCGTTACGAACTCGTTCTATGAACGTGGGGCGATGTTCAACAAGGGCTCGGCCTTGGAGAAGGGCCTGGACGTTCTCGGCAGGGAGGGCTGGATTTGCATCTGGGATGCAGACATTGTCATGCCGAACTCCATAGAGTTTGACAAGTCAGAGGAGTGCCTCTATACAGCCCTACGCAGAACCCTAGACTTCCCGCAGGACTTCAACGACAACCTGGACTGGGAAACCGTTCCTGTTACTGGTCTCGAGTGCGAGTACCCTGGATACTTTCAACTGTTCCATGTCTCAGCAGCTAGACAAAAGCCTTGGTACGAAACAGACTGGACGCACGCGGGCGGCTGTGATGGCAGCTTCCAGCACAGGTTCAAGAGGTTGGCTAGACCACCCTTCAACGTCCTGCACTTAGGCCCGAGCGTAGACGAAGCTCCACTATTCCATTTGAGAATAGGAAACAACTGGTGCGGCAGGACCACTCCCAGGTTAGACGGTAAACCACTGTCGCCAGATGCTAGGCTGCATCAAGTGGCCTCTATTTCAGAGAGTAGAAGGGTAGGTTGTGGCACAATGAATGAGAAGCTGAAATGATTTCAAAGCGTATGGCGTTCTTCTGGGTTGGTCGCATGTCTTGGCTAAGGTGGCTGACCCTCAGTAGCTTCGTTAGGTTCAACCCAGACTGGGAGGTTGTGCTTTACACAGCCGACAGTGAGTTTGTCGGGTCAAAGCATTGGAAGTCTGACAACGACGACGATAGCTCCTACGAGGGGCCTGACTATTGGGAGCATATTCCAAAGCAGGTCATCGTCAAGAAGTTTGTACCACCTTCCGTAATGAGTGCTGCCCAGATGTGTGATCTGTTCCAGTGGTGGTACTTGGGCACAGAGGGTGGGTTCTATGCCGACATGGACATCCTGTGGCTCCGGCCTTTCGATGAGACTTATAGAACCTGTCTAAACTCTAACGCTGTGTTCTGCCTAGAGGGTACACTCCTAGCCATTGGCCTTGTAGGCTCTACACCGGATTGCCCACTGTTCAGGGCTATCTATAGCGGAGCCGAGATAGAGTCCAATGCCGACTATCAGCACTATGGGACTAACCTTGTCTACAGAGTGTTCGAGATTGGCTATGGTAAACCTCATCCCGGCAAGAAGTTTCTTAACCTAGCTAGAAGGATCTACCCGAATCTGCAAATAGAGGAGATCCCGCAGAATACGGTCTATCCATTTATCTGGGATGAGGCCGACAAGATCTTTGAGAGAAAGCTGCCTGTGCCTAACAGTTCTGTAGGAATCCACTGGTTTGGAGGAGGGCCAATCCCTAACAAATGGAACAGGTTATTGACCGAGGACTCCTGGACAAGCTACGACAACACTTTCACTGCCAGATTGAATAGGATCTGCAAAGTTGAAGGTAACTTTAATCTATCCCCCACAGCAGTCGCGTCCTGACATTCCCCACAAGCCAGAGGCTTCCCTAGCTTATCCTTATCTGGCTGGGGGTCTACTAGACCTTGGTGTAAGTGTCAGTATCTATGACGCCTGTGTAGGGAACAGTAAAGATCCTGAGGACGTGTTCTACAACTCTGTGGACCTCCCTAGTGGGCTACGCAGATACGGGGTTTCAGACGACAGGATCTTAGAGGAGGTTAGCGACAGTGACCTAGTTGGCATCACTTCCATATTCACTGCTCAGGAAACGATGGCCCTGTACGTCGGCAGGCTCATCAAGAAACATTTTCCAGACAAGGTCTTGGTTTGTGGCGGCACCAATGCCAGAAGCAGACCTAGGATGTTCATCAAGTCTGGGTTTGACGTGGTCTGTATGTCTGAGGCCGACTACAGCATCCAAGCCATCGCCTACGCAGTAGAGAACCACAGGCCGACTAGAAGGTTCTACCGGCAACCACTGATCACCAACCTGGACCAGCTTCCCATGCCAGCTTGGGAGCTACACCAGAACGATCGGTACTGGCAGTTAGGAAAGCCTCACGGTTCAGCCCAAGGTGAGGGCTTCAAGTACGCTCCCATCATGACCTCTAGAGGATGTGTGTTCAGGTGCAGCTATTGCCACATCTCAGGAGAGCAAGGCATCTGCAAGTTTCGTGTCAAGTCCTTGGACAGGGTTTCCTTAGAGTTGGAGAAGCTTCGCACCCTGGGTGTAGAGAACCTCTTCATTGAGGACGACACGCTATTCGGGAACAAGCCCAGGGGCCTTGACGTCTTGAGGCTAGTCCAGCAGTTCAGCTTTAAGGTCTGGGACATCAACGGCGTCAACATTGCCCACCTGTTCAAAGGCAGCGAGCCAGACCAAGAAGTCCTGGACACTCTTCAGGCTTGTGGCTTTGCAGCCCTGACCATTCCAGTAGAGTCTGGTAGCCAGAGGATCCTGGACAAGTACGCCTCCAGGAAGTGGCAGGTAGCCAGATACGACATATCGAAACTCATCAAGGGTCTGAACAGCAGAGGCATCAAGGCAGGCGTGAACTACATGCTGGGCTATCCAGACGAGACCCTAGAGGAGATGCAGTCAACCATCGCTCTAGCTCAGAAGCTAAGAGACGCTGGGGCGAACAGTTCAAACTTCATGATCGTTATCCCACTGCCTGGAACTGCCATCTATGACATGGCTATTAGGGAGGGGTATCTGGATCTAGACTTTAACCCAGATACGTTCAACTGGAGGCAAGCCAGCATGAAGAATACAACCGTGCCAGCAAGTCAAATAGAGGAGATGCAAGCCGAAGCCTACGCCAAGCTAAACTAGGCTGTTTGGCGTAATGCCCAACAAGGCCCCTAGCTACCCTGTAGGCGAGCGCAAGCCGTAACAAGGTGCAGCTAGGCCACTAACTACCAGCGCTCGGCTACGGGCCTGCTAGGGGCTTTAATTGGCATACTACCTTTGGGGGTAAGGTAGGCAGCGCTCTCGCTCGGGTCCTGCTCCGCCCGTAGCTTGAGAGCGCTGCCCTACCGTTCTGCTACTGTTTACCCTCCAGCTTGATCCTGTCGTAAACTTCCTGTCTATGCACTGGCATCTCTTTCGGGGCCTCGATGGCTATGCCCACCTTGTCTCCCCTAATGTAAGAGATAGAGATCCTGATGTTGTCACCAATCATGATCGACTCGCCAGCGTGTCTACTGAGAACTAGCATCTTGAACTCCTTTACGATCTGGTTCTGACCCTGTCTCATCAACTATCCCTAGATCATAGGCCTCCTCTAGAGACAACTCTCCATGATGGAATGCACTTCGTGCGTCTTCTGTATCAATCGTTTGATCCAAGAAGTCGTCAGCCATATCTCCCATAACTTACTCCTTCGTTGTAGGAAGTGAAGACCGGAGACCTAAGTAGATCGGGAACCGTGGAGCATCTCTAACTCCTGTGGGCTGGGACTTGTACTTGACAATCATACCACGTAGGAACTCTCTACAGTTCCAGAGAACCTTCCTGGTCTCATCGTCAAAGCCCGATCCTATGTTGAATATCACGCCACTGTGAATGTCAATCACTGTTAGTGATCCCAATGTGTCCATTGGAATGAGATTGGCCTTGTGGGAGCTACGCTTGGTCCTGCCGAGCTCATCCAGCTTGGCCTCATTGGCGTTGTGCATCTTCTCCTCGACACCTATGATAACGGCCTCAGAATCTGAGAACCGTTTTATCTTGAGCAGCCACCCCTCCTTCTCGGTGCTGCGTCCGAACTTGTAAGGACCGTAGGGGTCACGAACCATCACACCTTCAAAGCCTAGTGATAGTACGTGATGCTCGTACTCCTCCAGTTCTTCTGGGGTACTCATTCGGTCTGGTAGTACCAGTCGTACTGGATCACTCGGAGTGGGACTCTTGCCGAATTGGTCGGCCAGTCTAGTAACCCTTATGTCGTATCCACACGTAGGGCTAGTTGCCAACCAGTCAAATACTTGATACTCGAAGTCAGGTGCTCCATCCCTGGACATGATGGCAGAACTGGTCTGCTGGAAAGTGCCCTCAGGTACGACCAACTCCCCGTCAAAGCCTACGGGGCAGATACTTTCTAGCTTGCCCCTAACGTACTCGTTGGGAATCGGCTTGAAGTTTCGGCTGACGGCAACCTTTCGATCGCCTTGCTGAATGATAAGACACCGAATGCCATCCAGCTTAGGCGTCGCCAGCACTGGATACTTCAGCTTGTTGATGTCCGAACATTTCCCCGCTAACATGGGTTTCTCGATCATCTGGTTTCCTTCCAAACTTAACGGAAATTCCCTTGAGACCTAGCTTCTCGGCTAGGCCCCTAGCTTCCTCTAAACTCTTGACTAACCCCTGATCTGTATGCAACTCTAGGCTCCAACTAGAGGCATATACGGTAAGGTACTCTGGTCCTGAGTTGATTCTGGAGTGAGTAAAGGCTTTGCTCTCCTCCAGTTCGTTTGGGACGCGTACCGAAACGTCCTCTCCGTTCAACACCCTAAGCTCGCGCTCGAGCCTCCTAAGCTGCTCCTCAAGGATCCGGGTCTGTAGAGACTTCATCGCCAGAGTCCTCCAACTTCTGAAACTTCTTTACAGTTTTCATAAAGATCTCTGGAGGATCTTCGTCCTGAAACCAAACGTGTGGCGTCTTGTTCTCCTTGATTGTGTGAGCTCTGAGGGCCTCCCTATTCTCTGGTGAGAAATGGGTTTCCTTCACATATAGAAAGTTCTCCGTGTCCTCCGGGTGCATTATGTAGATCTTCATATTATCTCCGGGAGATGTTAATCGCGTGATAGGTGTTGCCAGTGCGTTCATCCGTGACCTCCGTCATGGTCACGTGGCAGTAATCCCTGACCATGCCGTGGACGATGTTCTTCCGCACCGTACTCTGTACGGCTCTAGGAGCACAGCGTACTGCGAGGTTGACGATTCGTCCAATCTTGATGGCCAGATCCTTAGCGTCGATGCCTGGATTAGCCGCCGTCAGATCATTGATCAAAGCCACCACTTCCTTACGACCTTCTTCTGCAATCTCTAAGTAACGAGCCATGACTTGCTCCTTTCAGTTGGATCTAGCTGCATCTGCCTTCGGACCGTACACTGCCATTGGACCATCCACTGGATCTAGAACAGTTCCTCTTTCATCCTCGAACCAGACATGGGTTACGTCATAGATCTCCTTTATGATCTTTCTGGTAAGCTCCCTATCGAACTCCGTCACAGACAGGGCTTCGCCACATTGCATCCCGATAGCATCCGCTGTGTAGTATCTCATGTTACACCTTGTACCTTGAAATTTCCCCATCCTCGGTGATAACCGATACAAGGAACTTCCTGGAAATAGATCCGTCCTTGCGTACAACGTCTACGTACTGACCCATCTTTCCGCTGGGACCGCGTACGACCCATTTTCCGGTCACCTTATCCATGGACCATGTGAACTCTCCTTCCGGTGGGCTTGAGGGTGTCGGTGGAATTACAGTTGGAATCTCTACTGGAATCGGTGTGGAGGCAATGATGTACTCCACATCCAAGCTATCATCTCCTGTAAAGGTAGGACACTCTGTTATGTCTAATTGTAGCTTGGCTCTGGTAACTGCGACGTAGACCAGCTTCTTGATGGCGTCGTCGCACTTGCTAAGGGTTGGGAAGTCGCTGGCAAGTGCGACTGTATCCCACTCACGTCCTTTGGCCTTGTGAGCCGTGCTGATGATAAGATCCGCATCCTTTTCCTGCGGCATGTTCTTCAGGGCATCCTTGATCACCTTGGCCCCGAAGGTGTCAATCAGCTTAACCATCAGCCGCAGGTCTTCACCCTCGTCCTGTTTGCTGTACTCCTGCACTTCTGTCCAGGAAGCAAAGCAGGCAAGCTCTGGGTGAGAGGTAGGCTTCAGTTTCTGTAGGCACTCAGCAGCTTCTACGAAGCTGATGACGTCTGAGCCGCCACCAACCAGGAAAGGTCGTAGACCGTTGCCAATCGCTGTGAGGAGCTTGGTCACTGCCATCGCATTGGTTCTGCAAAGGATGGCAACCGGATTCGCAATCGGTCCAACCACGCTCGGTATGCTCGGTAGACCTTTGAGCCTTAGAGGCGTCGGCTCATCCAACGTCTCAAGCACGGCATTGGCTACCTGAGCAATCGCCTCGCCAAAGCGAAAGCTCTGGCTTAAGAAGCAGCGTGGCGCGTCCGGAAAGAAGGACATCGCGTTGATGGCTCCACGCCACTCATAGATCTGCTGGGCACTGTCGCCAACCAGGATCACTGGACACTTCTGCCGTCGTAGGATGTCCAGCATTACTGGCGCAGTGTCCTGAGCCTCATCCAGTAGGATGTAGTCAGCAGAGATTACTGGATCGCTCAACTGCCAGATCTTGACGTAGTGGTCGTGTCCAAACGTCAGTTGCCCATCCTTGTCGCACAGGTCCTTCCAAGCCTTCAACGCAAAGGGCAGCAGGTATTCCCTGACCTTCTTGTTGTTGGTGTAGGTTCTCCTTTCATCCACAGGAGCGTCGATACCATCGATGTAACGAAAGTGATCGACCTTCAGTTCCATGTCTGCCGACTGGCAGAATCGCCGAATGGCGTCCAGCACCTTACCTGCCAGGAAGCCCGGAGCAATTCGCCTGGTCTCATCACCAAGCTCAAACTCGAAGGCTTCCAGTTCCAGCATCCTTGCCACCTGCTCACTCTTGATCCTTGGTCGGTTGAGCTTGTGAGCATACTGCTTTCCTACAGCCTGAAAGGCAAGGCTGTGAGTCGTGTTGCACTGTACTCGAGTCCCATGGAACTTGGGTTTCGTCTCGGCTACCAGTGCTGAATTGAAAGCTGTGTACTGTCCACGACCTTCCATGACGTCTGCTAACATTCGCAGAGTCGTGGTTTTTCCAGTACCTGCTCCAGCTTCAATTATCAGACACTTCTTAACTCTACCTCCCTCAACCAAGATGACTTGCTGCTCCTTGGTTGGCTTCTTGTCACTCTTTGGTCCTGTGGGCGGTTTCAGCCTCTCTATTATTGAGGCTGTCTTCGTCTCACTTGCCACCACTTTCCTGGCAGTAGGGACACACTCTGGACACACGTTCCAGTTCCCTATTGCTCGGGGCCTGTTTGTCGGCTGTCCACAGATCTGACAGTCAACTGGTTGTTTCTTAGGCATGACACTGATCCCTCTTAATGACCTTTGATCCTTCTCAACTCTGTACTAAATTCTAATGTTCCCCAATCAAGAACTTCCTGAACTCCTAGCTGCACACTTTTCGCTCCGAAAACTACTGGATCTTCTGCGGATCCCTTCACTGCCGAGCAGTTGCAGAACTTGATCCAGTTAGCCTTGGTGAACTTCCACAATTCACCGTCAAGTAGAACATACATCGTAACCTCCTTCTAGTAGAGTGTCAATCAACACTGCACACTGCCGCAGCAGATCTTTCCAGGATCCCTGCGGGAGTTTGAAGTGTTACATGCCGTACCTACTGTGAGGGAAAGCCTTCTTGCAGATCTGCTCCTGCCTCTTGCGAGGCTGCTTCTCCAACCACTCCACAGCCTCGTTGTCTCCGCCGTGGGACATCGGATATCCTCCAGTGAATCCGCAGGATGTAACCGACTCGATTACTTGGGATCTGGTCATTACAGCCCGCTCGATGCTCTTGGCTTCCCCACAGTCAACCATGCACTGAAGGGTGTCCGGTCCAATCGCCTGCCATGTGGCATCCAGTGCGCGAATGGCTCGTTTCTCCATGTCGTCTGTCATCTGTCAAGTCTCCCTTTGAATTGATTCACAGCATCAAAGAAGTTTTCGCTGTAGTGCCCGAACTCGGTACTACCGTCTGGAAAGAATCTCCAGGAGACATACTCTCCATCAGGTCTACCTCCCTTGTTCCAATGGCAAAGAACATAAATGTTTCCGCAGCGGCTCTCCATTCCTGTTAGGACTACCGCTCCGTTTTCTAGAATGGTTCCAGGTTTTGGAATCATGATGGCCTCCGGCTCAGTCTACGAGGGGGCTCTCTGCGAACAGGCTGCTCCTCTGGAAGAAGAGGCTGTGCTAACGGCTCTTGCTCACAGGGGTCAATTGGTCTCACTTGTATGTCTCCGTCCATGTTGATACCGAATCCCATCAAGTTGGTCGTGATAGCCATGCGGCCTCTAACGACACCATCCACTACTAGTTCGTAATACTGAATCATCTGATCGGACCTCCCTGAAAGTAGTCCTCAAACAAGTGTCGAACTTCTTTACTCACTGGACTGTTGCACGGTCCACTCACCTGAACTATAGCTCCGGCTCTCGTTTCGATTTGGCCCAGAGCTATCGGCTTTCCACCTCCGTTTCTAAGAACCAGTAGCACACTGGTCCTCTTGTCTATGGGATCGTGGTAGTTGGCAGCACAGTTATGAAGAGCCACCCCAATCTCCACGAGCTCACCGTAAGTCCTAACTGGACCAATGGTCGTTTCACCAACCTCCACAGTTGGGAACCTGTCTACCCAATCGTAGACGTACTCTTTGGGAACCGTCGGCACCCAAGGATGGCCCCATCTCTCACGATTCGCGGCGTCTATAGCCTCGATCGTAGCGAACAGCCTTTCTGGTGGCATGGCTAAGACTTGATCAAACTCTTCGTCACGAAGTCTGGTGACCTCGTCCAGTCTGCCCATTCTGTTCTCCACCCTAAACCAGTCTCTGTACCTCCAGATGTACTCCAGGAGTCGCTTGATCTCCAGGCGCTTCTCCTTGGACTTCCAATACCATTTAGATGGAGTTAGTATCCCCTGCGACGTACCATAGCCTAGAGCTATGATATAGTCTGGAGGAACTATCGCCAGATCATTGACTTGTTGCAGAACCGTCTGCAAGTCAAACTTCCAGAGGATGAAGAAGTCCTTTCCCCTTTTGTACTTCATCCAAGTCTCCCTGACGTAAGGATCCTCGCAGAAGCAGAACTCGAGGTTATCTCTGTGAGGAACCTTCTTGTCACCAAAGATCCTGGTGTAGTTGTCGGCAGCTTTGACTGCCCGAAGATAGAACTTCGGCTGTGCAGCTTTGATGTGCCGATAGAGAATGCCTGCTGGAATGCAGTCCTTGTCCAACTCATCCAGCGTTACATTCCCTCTACAGGTGTTAGACAGAATCATCAGGAACCTCTCAATAGAGGTATCAATCCTGTTCCCTCCAGCCCAAGCTCTGAGCTTTCCATTCTTAAGAGTCGGTTCTAAAGAAGGAACACGGCTATGCCATACAGACTCTGCTGCTGCGATAGCCCATCTCACGGACAGCTCTCTACTGTGTCCGCGTTCCCGAGCCTTCTTGTAGTTCTCGATCATCTTAACGGCATTCGGCAAGAGTGCATGATGCCGTCCGATGTCGTTTACCCAACGAGGCTTGCCTGAAGACAAGCATGGAGTGCTCCAAGGCATTACAAATCCTCCGCAGAAAGAACTGCGATCACAGTGGACATGTCTGAAGCCAACCCTCTTGGTGATACAGGGTGATCTGGCACCTTCTTGTGAGTGTTGTTCGGTCCATAAACCAGGATCACCCGCTGTCCTAGATATGAACTGTCCAGCATCTGGCACTCCAGCATGAACCATCCAGTAGGACGATAGTCACGCTTCTGCCTCAGCAAGATCTCTTTGAGACCTTCTGGAGTTTGCTCCTGTCTGTCGCAATACAGTTTTGCGAACTCATCGAACTTCACTTGCTTCATTTCCTTTCCCCTAAACTAAGGTTACCGAACTCTACCAAGAGCCAACCGAGGCTCACACTCCCTCGGTTGGTTGCTTGGTCAGTTAGGTCGCTTGAATGTCAGGTGAATGTTGAAACTGTTCGTCTTGGCACCATCAAAGAGCCAACCATCGTTTCTCATACGAGCGATGAATCTTTGTACGTTCTCCTCCTCTTCCAACTCGGTTGGGGGTCGTGGAATCACTATGACCTTGGTCGTGTAATCCTGATCCACTCGAGCCTTGCAGGGATTTTCTTCCAGACACTTATTCCACATGTCTGTTTCCTTTTGTGTAATTCCCGGTCCTGCCGGAGCAGACTGTGCTAAGACCAGTCGCTTTGTGCTTTCCACGAACTTGCAGGCTTCGCAAACGCCGCAGCGAATTGTGATCATGATGCTCTTCCTATGCTGACGTTGAATTGAGCACAGAAGCTTCGCTTCGGGTTGGGTAACTCGATTCCGTCCAGTGTGTCAATGTCAAATGGCTCACTGGCATTGCCGAGAGGGGCTGGCATCGTTCTGTACCACCACCACTTGACTCCATCACCATCCACATACTCCGGACAGTTCTCGTCCAAGCCTGCACAGGCTTTGGAGAAGTCACTGGTCATGTAGTCCTTCCAATCTCCATCACCCGGCTTGATGAGCCACCTTTCCAACTTGCCCTCATCAGCGGCCTCATCAAAGGCATCCTGAAGGTTAGAAGCAAACACGATGCACACCGGGAATCCATGGTCGTGAATCAACCACGGCACAACCTTGTGTGGATTGGACTCACCATCCGGAATCCAGTTGTCCAGATTCACGACATCGCTGTCAGAGAACTGGATTTCCCTGAACTTACTCATACTCACTGTTCTTCTCCTCTGTAGATCTCGTCCGCATCACCGGACTCGTCTGTATGGAGGTAAAGCTTCTGTCCACATGAACAGTAAGCGAATCCCTCCTTTACCTCCAGGATACCTTCAACAGCCCAATAGGTCTCACCGCAGGAGTCGTTCGGGTAGAACTTCCCGCAGTTGTGACACCAGAATCCTGCCCCTCCACACCAGAGCCGATTGTCTTCCTTGATCGATTCCGTGCATTCCTCTGCACAGGCAAGGTTCTTCCTGCCGCAGAATCCACAGATCTCATCAGGACCTTCGGCTGGTCCACAGTGAGGGTTCATGAACCACTCTTCTCTAGTAGTCATTGGCATCTCCTTAGGTCTACTACGCTTCTCTCAGAGACTTCCCAACCGAAGGATCACCACCGACCATGCGTCCACGTGCTCTCCTTGAGTTCGGACATCTTGTAGATCAAGGCCGGTTCTTTGAGGTACAACCCGTCCTCCGGATCCTCGTGCAGTTCCCAGTCCACGAAGGCTGCACTGTCGTATCGCAGCATGTCTTCCGGAAAGGAAAACAAGCCTCGGGCAACTCCGATGTGAACCCATCGGTACTTGACCGGACACTTCTTCAGGTCTGTGATCGGCAACCAGACGGCAGTCGCCGCTTGCGAGGGCACCATCCGCACGTAGATCTGTGCATCCGGTGCGTCGCTGGTCGGATAGGAAACCGTCTCCACTATCCGTCGTCTCTTGCTGGTTGGCAACTGAACCGTCGCCAACTCCCAAGGTTTCCACCTACTGTCCATCAGCGTTCTCCTGACTGGCTGGAATCAAGACTTCCATCATGTTCCAGATGAGGTCATTGTAACCGATGATCCCTTCCCACTGAAGGAATCTCTCCAAAACCTCTCGGGGCCGCATGTTGGCGATATCTTCCTCCGTGTACCCAGCATCATCCAGGGAATCCACGACCATCATTGGTAGTCTTTCAACGTCGATCATATTGACATCTCCTAAGCTAAACCGAACACTAGAAACACAGCCCTCACGGTAGGAATCGCACCTACTCTCGATCGCGTCTGTGAGGGTTAGCCCATCTTTACGAGTTTACCAGACTCTGGGCTGTAGCATGGGTCACCTCCTTTCATTTCGTTGCGCTTAGGGGATGCAACGAAACCCATCAAAGGAGTCTGCTGGCAGAGTCAACCACCAGCAGACTTGACCTCATGCTTACTCCTGGGCCTTGGCCTTCTTCAGTTCCTCACGACCCTTGGCCGTGATCTTGAACCGCTTCCCTCGCACCCCCTCCTCCGGCACGAGCTCTTCGAGCAGCCCGCCTTCCACGATCTGGGGCAGCTTCTTGCCCTTCTGGATTCCAGTGCTGTCGGCGATCTCACTGGCAGTCCGAATGTTGCCGTCATCCATGGCCTCCAGCACCTTGATCATGTTCGGCGTCAAGCCATTGAATGACTTCCGGCCTTCCCCCTTGGCCCTCGCCAGCTTCGGCAGCGGTCCAATCGAGGCCCGGTGCTTCTTGGCATCCTCCAGAATGCTCCACTCCTCGGTGTACTCCAGTTCCCGTTGGGCTTTCGCCACAGCGGCATCGGCCAGAGCGATCTCCTCCTCCTTCTTGGCCCTCTCAGCCAAGGCCAACTTCTTCTCGTTTTCCTTGGCCTCCTTCTTGGAGTTCTTCTCCTTTTTCTCCTTCTCCTGGGCTTGCTTCAGCTCCTTCTTGAGCTCCTCCATCTTCCGCTTGATGGCCTCCTTGGCCTCGTTCTGGGCCTTGGCCTTCTTGACGTTCTCCTCGTCCATCTTCTTCTCCTCGGGGGTCGTGGCGGGCTTCCCAACCGGCAGGGGCTTCGTGGTCCCCTCGGCGGCCTTCTTCTTCTGCTCCTCGGCCTTCTGCTGGTTCTGCGGGTTCTGATTCTTAGCCATCTGTTGCTCCTGCGCTCCTAAGCGCTGTAAACGAAACGAAACACGAAACACAGCCCTCCGCCGAGTAACGACACTCGGTACGATCCTCTCCGGAGGCTCCAAGGATCACTGCCAAAGTGGCAACCCTTGGCAAGCACTGGCAACTAGAGCAAATGCCGTGCCATCACACGTATCCCCTTTCGCTCTTCCATGCGTCAAATGACAAGAGCAACGTCCTCTCTGCCGAGCGACGATATTCGGTGATCCGGTCAAGCAGCTTCCCAAACTCGCAGTCGCTGCCGTACCGATTGAGGAGTTTGTGAGCCAAGAGCTCATCAATCTGAGACCTGGCTATCTCTCCTGCGGCGTGCTGGATTTCATCCAGCGAGGTCCTCATCCTCCGGCTAGGACGCTTCATGACTTCTTCCCTTACTGGCTTCATCAGATGGATCCCTTTCGCGAGTAGACCCCGAGGATCTTCGCGTCCTCGCCACGGTCGTTGAGGTACCTCAAGAGGTCAGACATCTTCGCCGGTTGCGTGACGGCAAAGACGTCGAGGCCTCCATCCACTAACACAAGAACGACGTGATCCAGTTCAACCGGCTCAAAGTCCCGGTCAAATCCGTTGTAAACGGTCTCGGCACCTGAATCTGTCACAGTGAACTTTCTAGGCTTTAGCATCCGAGTCTCCCTTTCCTCCAACTACTTTCCACTGCCCGTAGTCCAACGCTGGACTACCACACTTCTTGCACAGCACATCCCTCCAGAGCTCTTTCGGTCCGGTATAGGTCGCCGGATCCTTGGCTCTCTGGCAATGGCCGCACTCCTGACACTCACGAATGAACCACTTAGTCATACTCTCATCTCCCCAAGTGTCAACCATACTTCAGAGAGGTTCTGCTTGTCTCGCTTAACGTGCAAGATCTTGTATCCGTGTTTCTTGATCCTCATTCCAGCGACGCTAGCGATTCTTTGCTCATCCATACTCTTCCAGCGGTCGTAGACCTCCATGGCTCTGTCCCTGGCTTCCTTCATGGATCCAGCCTTAACCAGATCCGTCCACACGAAGAGTCCAGCTTGAACTCTCACTTTCCAAAAAGAGTCGGTCATCTCACTTCTCCAAGTGAACCAAGAGTCTGTCAACCAGATCCGAGTCGCGGTCGTCGACCTCCGCCGCGTCGTTGAATACCTCCAACGCATGCTCCAGTTCGTCTCTGGTTAAGTTCCCCAGCGGCACTCCCGCCAAGATCTCCTTCAGTTCTGCTACACTCAACATTTTCATCCTAGCACTCCCTAAGCAATCATCGAGGAATCTGCCTCATCAGTGCCGGTAGATCATCTCCGGCAGAGTCAGTCACTCCTGGCTTTCGGCTTTCCTCGCAAGCTCCATCAGGGCACTGGTAATCTGCTCCTCTGTTATTCTAGCCTTTCGGCTCTTTGTGTTGTCGGTCATCTGTACAAAACATCTCAGCCTTCTATTCGTTTTCGCTCTTATCATGTTCTCCGTAACAAACACGGAATTCATTCCACCTAGTTCTCTAACGCTCATAGCTTTACTCCCAACTTTTCCATTCTGGCCGTTACCTCGGCCATCTCTTCATCACTCAAGGTTACTCCAGCCTGCTCGCAGGCTTGCAGTGCTGCCAACAGGGCTTGCATTTCATCCAGTTGCCCTCGCAGCTTCTTCGGCCTGTTCTTCTCTGCAATAAGTTCATTCTGCTTCTCGTTACTCTTATGGTAGCACGCCTGGCATACCGTCGTAACGTTCCAAGTGTCATAACCATTCTGGTTAATCAACAGCCTCGTAGCTTCCACTTCCTCCGCCTCCTCCACTGTAAGGCAAGGCTTGCAGTGGTAGGGGCAGTTTCGGCATCGTCCTATTCGGTACACTTCAGGTGGCATACTACCTGCCCTCCCGTCCTTATTTCCAAATGGTAATATTCTAATCATTCGCTCCACGCCTTACACTGCCTGCGCTGCCTGCTATACGCTGCGCCACTGTGTAGGCAAAAACCAATAGGCGCAATAAAGCCCGTATGGCAAGCCATACGGGCTTTACGTGCGCTGCGCTGTGTTACTTGCCAGCGCTTACCAGCATGTAGTAGGCTGTGCCACCAACGGTAGTACCGTTGTTGCCAACGTAGCCGCCAGTGGTAACGCTTACCACTTGGCCAGCGCTGGCAAGCTTGCGCAATGTGCCGCGCAGTGGTGCCCATACAAGCTTGCCATTGCTGCGCTTGCGCGGCTTAAAGCCGCAAGCTTGCGCTACTTGGCGCAGTGTGTAGGGCTTACCTGCCTGCAAGCTTGCAAGTACTGCGCTGCCTTGCGGCGCTGCCTGCGCTGTGCTGGCAAGCGCTGCCTGCAATGCTGCAAGCGCTGCCTGTTGGGGGCTGGTGGTGGTGCTGGTGGTGGTGCTGGTGGTTGCCATGTGCGTTACCCCTAAGCTGGTGGTGCAGTACCGTTGCTGCCACATTGGCAGCAACCGGCGTAACAGTGGCAACAACCGCAAGCGCTGTGCCAATGGCGCGCAAAATGGCTACAAGTGGCAGCGCGCGCGCACATATATGTTGTGTGCGCGCGCCGCCCCTGCCGGTCATTCACCATACAGACTCATAGAAAGTTTGGATAACATGGAAATACGACTATTGGAAATATCTAGACCTCCATACAAGATCCGTTTGTATGGAGATCTAGGTTAGACTGCTCATCCTTGTGACTTGTCCAAGCTTCCAATGTCAATACCCATCAGGTCACCAAACACTTCCCCAACCGTTGGACAAGCTGCCAACCTTTCCACTCCATCCTGGTCCTTGATTAGATCAAGGGTGACGTCCTCCTCAGCCAACTTCTTGTTTTCTGCGAATTTCCACCAGGATTGGACGATTAGGGCGACCCTTTCCTGGAGAAAAGAGCCTCCAGCAGAGTCCATCAGTTCTGATACAGCTTGTATGAGCAGCTTCATGGACTTGTCGCCAGAAGCGATGGCAGTCCAAAAGCTGCAAGCCTTATCCCACATGTCCCAATTCAGCAAGTCCTCTGTGGGACAGTCGGCCTGGATGTAGCCTGTGCCCTCGGAGTTCTCCCGCTCGCTGCTACTGGACCCCATGAGGTACAGCAGTGCCGCAGCGTATCCAGGACTGGGATAATACTTGAGCTTGTCGTCATTTCCATTCTCCTCGTATATGTGCCGCACGCACTCCAGGAGCTTCGGATGGCGTTGGATGAAGTCCAAGCTCTCGGCATGTGTACGCCTGGGAGCAAAGGCGTTTTCGCTGGCTCCAGTGCGCTGCCAGAGCAGCCTCACAGCATAGTCTGCCATACGGCTGAGCATTTTCAGCTTACGCTTGTCCTTGGACCTGGAGGCGTCCATGTCTCCAAACAGCCCGGAGGCGTAGATGGCATCCGCCAAGCTACGAGGCTTGCCAGTGTTGATGGTGTTAATGCTTTGGATGTCTTCACGTACTCCAATGTTGATGAAGCAGTGAATCTTCGGCTCTTCTCCCCAATGGTGGTACTTGTCCGGATTGTTGAGCCATTCCTGCTCAGCCAGCACTAAGCCGATTAGGCGATGCTTCCCGTCGATCACTAGGGCTGTGCGGCTGATAATGATCGACTCACCGTTCGCCTCGCCGCCATCGCCGTTCCAGTGCCCACCGAGTATTTCGCCCATCCACTGCAAGGCAGTAGCCATATAGAACGGTCGCTGCTTCTCGACGTTAAAGCACTTGGTTGCGACTCCATTGCGGTCCTTCAGGAGAAATTCTGTGTAGGGCTTGTCGGCGTTGTCCGACTGCTTCCAGCCTAGGAAGGTTCGAGCCTGCTCGGCTGTTAGCCAACCTACCTTCCCCTTGAGCTCGGGGTAGATCACCTTACGCTCTTTGGGCGGCGCTGGCTCTTTGGACTGCTTCTTGCTCTTAGCCTTGGACTCTTCCAACTTTTCAACAAACTTCGGCATGTGTTGCTCCTTAACCAAAATCAACTGCACTAGGTACAAACTGTTCCCTTTCGTCCAACTCTTCCTGAGGAACATCCTCAGGTTCTACTGGCTGTGCTGAAAGCGTTCTCCTTTCTTTGAGTTCTTCTTTTGTCAGGTACTGCCATCCACATAGACCCTCGTCTAGTTCTGGGGCTTCGTGGTTGGCAGTAGAGGTACTAATGACCTTAATACCTATCCCTTTAGTAGTCCCACGGCCATTAGACCGTACGATGTGGTCCTCACTAGACCACCCTGCGCGAATTTTCGCAGTTTCCTGGGCAATTTCTTCCTCTGTGGGAAGATAGGGTGTAGCCCTCGGCATTTGGAACCTCCTTTAGTTGCTGGCTGTTGTTCCAAGTATGCCTAATTATACACAACTATTTATGTTTTAACAATAACCCCTTTGGGTGGGGCTAACAAGCAGTTCGGATCTACTTTGGATCTTCTTTAACTCTTACTCTAATAATATAATAATAAAATAATAAGAATACTGACCCATTGTAAGTATAGTGGAGAATGCCGCAAGTGCAAGGCCCGAGGCCGCGAATGGTGTGCGGCTCCCTTGCAAAAGCCTTATTTATGCTTTAACATAAAGGTGTGGCACCTTACCCTTCTCTTCAGAAAGTTGCGGCGATGCGGGAAGAATTCGAAAGGATGATTGAGTTAGGCAAATGCGGGTACAAGCTCGCAGTCCTCAAGATTGTTAGACCAGACACCGATCCCGAGTACACCTACCAGTTAAGGCTGGATGGGCTGCGCTATGGGCAGTTCGGCATTGTGCAGGAGGATGAGATCTTCTACGTGGTCCACGTGGGCTCGGGCAGAGTTTGCGGTGAGTTCACAGTTATTGAGACTGCTGAGCGTGAGGTTTTTCTTCTCAGAAAATTGACCGACTGGAGGAAGGTTGGCTGGAGTGACAATGAGAAGTTTCTAAAGAGTCCTTTCCGCTTCATCTGTGCTGAAGCTGCGGAGTATTGTGTAGGTCTGGACAAGCCATTTGACAGACTCGCCAAGGCTGTGAAGGCCGCTCTCCCTAAGACTAAGGAAGAGATCGTGGAAGAGTTTGCATTTGAGCTACAGTCCACTCCATTCGGGGATGATGAGGAATTTGTACCTCCCAAGCGGTCTGAAGCCAAGAAAGACGATGGCTGGGGGCATACTATTACATAGTGGCGGCGGCGGGCTTGCCTTATTACTGTTTGTGGTTACTATACTAATATGGCACATAAATACAGCAATTATCGTGGTCGTCCAAGGAAGTATCCATGGAAGACCTGGTTCAAAAACTCTGTGACCCATTTGGTTCGTGGTAAGGACTACCAGTGTGAACCTTATAGTCTGGCTATACAGATACGCAGGATGTCTAACATCCTGGACATTCCAGTTACGGTCTCCGTACATGCAGAGCGGGTGACCATTACGAGGTTGAAATGAACTACACAGAGAAAGACTTAAAAAGGTTCTGGAGCAGAGTCAACAAGTCTGGACCTGTTCATCCAGTTCATGGAACCTGTTGGAATTGGAAGACTTGGGATGGACGTAACTTCTATCACTATGGTGACTTCTTCTGCCAGGGAAGAATCTACAGGGCTCACAGGTTTTGCTGGGAGCTCCTTGTTGGACCAATTCCAGAAGGACTTATCGTCTGTCACAAGTGCGATAACGGAGGTTGTGTTAAGCCTAGTCATTTGTTCCTTGGCACTTACCAAGACAATATGACTGACGCCTCTGTTAAGGGTAGGATGAAAAGTCCTAAAGCTAAATTGAACAAGACTCAGGTTAGAAGAGTGAGGCAGGGTAAGGAATCCTTGGCCAAGCTGGCTAGGGAGTTTGGAATAACTGTTCCGGCGTTGATTCAAGTGAGAAAGAGAACTACTTACAAGTGGGTGAAATAATGCCTAAGCTCCCTATTCCTATAGTCATTAAACCTGAACCTTGGTTCATTGGAGTAGATCCAGGTCAGTCTGGAGGAATCGCTGTAGTCTCTTTCAGTGTAAAGTGTGAGTACCTTTTCAAAATGCCTGAGACAGAGCAGGGCATTTGGGAGCTCTTTAGAGACCTATCAGTTGCATGTGAGTGTCGTGCTGTGATAGAGAAGGTTCACGCCATGCCTAAGCAGGGTGTATCATCCACATTCAAGTTTGGCTGTGGATATGGTGGGCTTAGGATGGCTCTAACTGGAAACCTAATTCCATTTGAGGAGGTTTCTCCACAGACTTGGCAGAAGCAAATGGGTATCCGTCCTCGAGCAAAGACGGAGAGCAAGAACGATCACAAAAACAAGCTCTTAGCAGCCGCCCAGCGACTATTTCCTGGACCGAGAATTACCAAGGCTACTGCTGATGCTCTATTGCTGGCGGAATACCTGCGTCGTGAGTACAGGGGAGTCATGTAATGCCTAGAGTTGGCGATACTCCTTGGCAACGCTTTAAGCTCAAGTGGTCTGACTGTACGCAGTGTGAACTGTGTCAGGTACGGAAGAAGATCGTGCTGTGTCGTGGCAGTATCCCCTGTGATGTACTCCTGATTGGTGAAGCTCCTGGAGCCAGCGAAGACGTAATAGGTCAACCGTTCGTTGGACCTGCCGGTCACTTGTTGGATGAGCAGGTAGAGAATGTCATGAAGAACCTGGACTTCCCAGAGATCAGCTTCTGCTTCACCAACCTAGTATGCTGTATCCCCAAGGTTCATGGCCGAAAGATCACTGAACCTATGGAGGAGCATGTGGACTCCTGCCAGCAGAGGAGGCTCGAGTTCATCCAGTTGTGCCAGCCTAAGATTATAGTCTCTGTTGGAGACTTGGCCTACAAGTACCTGGAGAGGGATGAGTTGGAAACCGTTAAGATCACTCATCCTGCGGCAATCCTCAGGGCTGAGGTTGTAAGGCAAGGACTTATGTATCAGAAAGTGGTGGTAACTCTAGAAAACGCCATAAGGGATCTGTTAGATGGACAAGTTCATTGAGTTAATGATGGAACCCGAACCGGAGTTGGTTAGGGAACAGTTGGAAATGCGTCGTGAGAGGTTCTTACCAGTTACACAGGAGCAGTTAGATGCCCAAGCTCGCCAGCAAGCTGAAGAAGATTCAAGAAGAAAGGCCGAAAGGCCCAGTCTGGCAGGGTCCATGTGATCCTGGTCCCAATGGAGGAGTAACACAATCGTTACTCAACTCCTTTCTGGTGTGTCGGGAAAGGTTCAGAATCAAGTACATGGAGGGACTCCAGATACCGGATGACTTCAACCACCGGCTTGAGTATGGAAACATGTGGCACGCCTGTGAGGAAGGCTTGGCTGCAAAAGACAAGGATCCCTTCGAAAGACTCACAAAGCTGGTCGTGGAACTCTGTGAGAAGTATCCACTTAAGAAGGCTGATATCATCCACTGGTACGAGATCTGTAGGATCCAGTTTCCAGTGTACCAAGCCTTCTGGGCTGAACACGAGGATACAGACAATCTCAGACCCGTTGCTCAAGAGCTTACGTTTAGGGTAGGCTTTCTACTGCCCAAAGGCAGGAAGGTCTGGCTGCGAGGCAAGTTCGACTCCATCGACAGAATTGGAACTAAGGTCTGGCTGCAAGAGAACAAGACCAAAGGAGACATTGACTCTGCTCTCATGCAGCGGCAGTTGTCGTTCGATCTGCAGACCATGCTATACCTCACAGCTATGCACAGTCAGGCGTGGACTGGTGAGGATGGAGCGCACTATGCTCCATCAGAGGTTGCCGGCGTCCGCTACAACGTGATCCGTAGACCTCTCAGCGGTGGTAAGGGTAGTATCCGCCAAAAGAAGAACCAAACTTCTGAGGAGTTCTACCAGGAACTTGGTGAGTTGATCAAGAGTGCTACTGGCCCAGAGTGGGGAGTATTACCAAGAGAGCATTTCTTCTTCATGCGGTGGAAGGTGGCTGTAACCAATGCGGATATAGTCGCCTATGTGCAGCACTTCCTGATCCCAGTCCTGGAGATGTTGTGTGACTGGTATGAGGAGCAGGTGGAGTTAAAGGAAATGAACCTTCGGCCCTTCGATGGTCATCACCACTTTAGGACACCTTATGGAATCTACTCTCCACTGTATGATGGGAAGCCCACAGACGTGGATGAGTTTCTTTCTTCAGGGAGTACCGTAGGTCTTGTGAGAACCGAAAAGTTGTTTAAGGAGTTAGCAGAATGAGTAAGAGAGTCAGTTCTTGGTGGCCCTATCTTCAAGCAGTGGTCTGGGGGATTGGGATTCTGGAAGTGTTGATCTTGTCACTTGAGGAAAATGAGAATGCCGTCGGTTCAGAAACAAACAGTGGGTCAAAGGCCAGTAGCAAGCGGAGTCCTCGGAAGAATCGTACCCGTAAGCAGCTTGTCAAAGGGGATGAAGCTGTTGGTGTACGGAAGAGGAAAAACGGGTAAGACCCGTCTGTTCTCCACGTTTCCAAAGCCTGCTCTACTGGTAGGTACTGAGGATGGAACCAACAGTATCGCCGACGTGAAGGGCCTGGACTTTATCTACCTCAGGGAAAGCTCTGAGTTGGATGAAGTTTGTACGATGCTCAAGAGTGGCAAGTACAAGTCCGTAGGCTTGGACACGGCAGGTGGATTGCAGGACTTGATCCTCAAGGAAGTGTTGGGTTTGGATAACGTACCTGTTCAGCGTAGCTGGGGAATGGCCCAGCAACGTGATTGGGGTACAGTTGGTGTCCAACTCAAGGAACGGCTACGCAGGTTGCTAGACCTAGCTGATGCTGGTATAATGGATGTAATGGTCATCGCTCACGAAAGAAACTTCAACGATGAGGGTGGTAGTGAGCTCATGACCCCCACAGTAGGTGCTGCCCTCAGTCCTTCTGCTGCCGGTTGGCTTAATGGAGCCACCGACTACATCTGTCAAACTTTTATCAAGGAAGCCACCCAGACAACTACACAAAAGGTGGCGGGAAAGGAGATTAGCCAAACGAAGAAGACGGGCAAGGCTGAGTATTGCCTTAGAATTGGAGCCCATCCTGTGTATATTACAGGGTTCAGGGTAAGAAAGTCTGCCCAACAGTTGCCTGACATGATTGTGGACCCCAGCTACGAGAAGATTCGCAAACTCATTGACGTTTCTTGAGAAAGGAACCCTGTATGGCGAAGAAAGTGACGAAGAGTTCGTTCGCGGAGCGCTTGGCTCAGGCTCACGAGGAGCATAAGGGAGACGAAACACGAGTAGGAAGTGGTGGAGATCTGCCGCCCGGTATCGATCAGGGAGTAGCACGGCTGGTCGATGTCAAGGTTGGCACCTTCCAGAAGGGTGACAATAAGGGGCAACCGTTCTTCATGGCTGCTGGAACTGTGCTGGAACCTGACACCATCACAGTGGTTGACCAGAAGACAAAGAAGTCTCGCGTGATCCACGTCAAGGGCTTGCGTACCCAGATTGGGCCGGAACCCATCTGTGATACAACCGCCAAGAAGACTGGCGTGGTGACTTCCTTGTCGGACCATTGGGATCGCGTGCTCAACCACTTGCGGTTGTTGGGAATCGATACTAAAACTATTTCTCCAGAAGATGTGATCGCGGAGGCTGAAAATGGTGAGTTTAGCTCTGGTGCTGTGTTGGAAGCACTTCTGGAAGCTGCTCCGACATTTCGTTTCCGTACTTGGCAGGGCAAGCCTAGTGCAGAGTACCCCGATCCGCGTGTGAACCACGATTGGCGAGGGGCCTTTGACTACAGCGAGAATGGAGACGGGGATGCTGTGCAAGACTCCTCTGGGGAAAAGCCTAAGTGGGAGTCGGATGCTGAGGCTGAGGCCGGGGCCACAGAGGAAGAGGCACCCGTAGAGGAAGAGCCTGAAACCGAAGCTACTGAAGAGCCTGAAGAGGATGAGAAGGTGGACTACCTCGCCTTGGCAAAGCTGGCTGATGCTGGCAAGCCCAAGAAGGAAGCCCTGGCAGCAGCCAAGACCTTGTCTGATCACGCCAAGATGCTTGGAATCGAGGGAGCTGAGGACATGGCTTCCTGGGTAGAGGTGGCCGAGGCAATCGTAGCAGAGGAGCAGCCCGAGGCCGAGGAAGAGGAGGAAGAGCCTCAGGAGGAGGAAGAGTACCAGGAAGAGCCTGAGGAGTGGGCACCCTCTGAGGGCGAAGTGTGCTACCTCAGCAACGGAGCTAAGAAGGCTCCCACTGAGTGTGAGATTGTCAAGGTGTACGGCAAGGTTCAGAAGGCCGACATCAAGCGTTTGGACACCAAGAAGATTATCAAGGGTGTTCCATTCGCGAAGCTGGGGCCGGATGAGATTCCGTTCTAAGTGATCCCTTTCCCAACCCTTCCCATCACGGTGGAATGCTGGCTCTGCCGTGGTTGGGAAGGGTATTTTATATGACCCATTTGGACTACCAACTGAAACCCGCCCGCAAAATGCTCGCTGGGTCCAAACCAGTGGAGAAACGGGCTATGGCTCAACACTGGTAGGAGGGTCTTATTCTTGCGGAGAAGTTATGACGCCGGAAGAACACATACAGCAAGCCGAGTTGAAGATCAGGTGGTGGCGGTCGATCATTGCCAAGAAGCCGATTACTATTCAGGTTTTCGATAAGTGTAGGAGGGAGTGGGTTGTGATTAAGGATCCTTCCTGGGATTCGATAAACACCTATCGTGAGAAGCCTAAGCCCTTTGAGGGTTGGGTAGCGACAGCCGATTGCTACCGCACCCAAGAAGACGCGAGTCGTGCTATGGGTGACACTTTCCATAGGCTGATTCACGTCCGTGAAGTGGAGGAGTGAGGATGAGTCTACCAAAGCTCGAAGATCTGATCCGAGAAAAGATCGATTACAACGGCTATACGCTCAGCTACGTTAATGTCTCGGATGCTCTTAGGCTGTTGGAGCAGTGCCGACAACTCCAGATGGAATTAGCACAAGCTCGTGCGACCCCTAATCCTACGCGAGACTTTGTTACAGAATGTAATGAAGCCTTAGATTCAAAGAATAAGGTAATTAAGCAGTTGGCTACAGAAGTGGAGCGGTTGCGCAATGCGCTGGAACAGTACGCCGACAGAAATCGCTGGGCTGGAGTGGATCACCAAGTAACCTGGATCAGAACTGAAGGGCCGCAGAGGGATCAGAATTACCCTGGTTGGCGGATAGCTGAGGAGGCGCTGAGGTATGAGTAAAATCTATGAACCATTGGATATGCACACAGAGTGTCGGCGGATAATCAAGCTCCGCATTGCGGAGCTTGGGCTCCTGCGGGCGGAAGTGGAGCGGTTGCGGAAGGCGTTGCTGTGTCCAGAGTGCGCTGGGAAAGGACAAGTGGCTGTGTTTGGTATCACTACCGTTAACTGGATGGACTGCCCCAACTGCGAGGCAGCGAAGATCCGAAAGGAAGCACAGAAATGAGTAAGACTAGAAAGTTGCAGTTTGAGAATCTCGAGTCCCGTCAGTTGCTCTCGACCGATCTATGGCCGAAAGGGGTGGGACTGAAGGCCGATGTCTTCGTCGATGGCGGGGTTGAATTGTCGAAGGTGTCGTTGGCAAAATCCGCCAACCTCGCTGGACTCACACGCGAAGTGTTCTTCACCAACAGTGGTGCGACGACGCGCGCTGTGATCGGTGGCAATGCCAACGATACCAACGGTGCTCTGCTGTTCCCGGATGGCCAGCCGCGATTTGGCACCATCTATGTCAACGGCGGATCGGCGGGTCATGCCAAGATAATGGGCGCGGCGGGGCGACAAGCAATAGAAACCTTCTATGCCCACGGAGGTTCCTACACCGGCTCGTGTGCTGGTGAGTTTGTGGCAGCACGTCGTATTCCGTCGCTTTGGGGCGGGAAGGTTGGTAATCAAGGTAACACAGGAAGACAAACCATTACGTTTGATGAAACCGACCATCCGCTGGTGCAGGATTTGATGCGCTGGAACGGCGGCAGTAATGTCGTCACCAACGTCCCGCACTATTGGGGACCGACGAACCGGGAATCTTATCCGCATCCCGAGGGGACGCTGTTCCTCGGCACGATTACGGGCGGGCTGTATCGTGGAACCGATTTCCTCGTCGAATACCAACGCGATGCGGAATCGGGGGTAACGGTGCTCAGCCCCTCCCATCCTGAGTATGGTAGGCAGGCTAGTCATACAGCCTTGATGGCGTCGATACTAAAGCGGGCCAACGATCTGTCGCGCACCACACCGGACCTGAAGGGCACGCTGGTTAGCGACCAGTCCTTGGAAATGAGCGGCCCGGAACAGAAAGTCGGTGATGGGCAGTATCACAGATATACGCTCGAGGTTCCAGAGGGAACGAGCGTACTGTACGTGGGTCTCACCAACCTTAGCGGCAACGCTGACCTCTTTATACAGAAGGATGGCGTAGCGCACGCTGGTAGCTACCTAGTGAAGTCAACCAACGTCGGCGATGACATGGTGGCAATTCCAAGCCCGGAGGCTGGCACGTATGAGATCAGTGTGTTCGGGGCACATACGGTGTTGAATGGTGCAGCCTACACTTTGTCAGTGAAAGCTCAAGCGGTGGACATGGTACTAGCGGAAGCGGAGATGAACATGAGTGACGAGGTGAAGGTCGAAGGTCCGTACACCTTCGGGTTGACCCCTGGCTCCAAGTTGGAGGTCCAGACCATTGAAGGTCAGGAGATCGATCGCCTGCGGGTGGAAATGGATCAGTTACAAAAGAAACTGGATGAGGCTAACAAGTTGTTGGCCGCGTCGATGCGACTGTTGAAGAATCGCGATTACTATTGGAGTTGGAACTATAAGCTGGAGCAATACGGCTACTTCAGCCAGGGTGAGTACGTCGGTACGGAGTTACTGGACGTGGTGAAACTGGAGGCCAGACTCGCAAATGAAAGAGCCAGCAACAGTAACGCCAGTTGAGTGTCGGGTGTGCGACGGCTATGGGGTTCTGTATCGCACCGTCGTGCAGAGAGACGGTGAAGAATACGAGGTAGCCGATGAGTGTCCAGCGTGCGGCGGGCATGGGTGGACCGTAGAACTTGTCAAAGGTGGTGTTGTTTCTGTTTAGTTTCTGTAAGGAGAATGATGATGGTGCGAAGGATGTTGATGGTGTTCGTGGTGTTGGTGTTGGTGTCTGACGTGAATGCAGGTATCTTCAACTGGCGAAGAGCTCGCTGCTCCAATGGATCCTGTGGTACAGCTTCAGCAGTACAAAAGGAAACTGCTGTGCAGAAGGAAGCCGTTCAAAAGGAGGCTGTGCAGAAAGAGGCCGTGCAAAAGTCCGTGGTGGTCACGCAAGGTAGTCCACTTTACGGGATCTGCCTCCGCAAAGCTCGTCTACAGGCGGCACGCGGACGAGTGTTTCATCCAGGAGGTAGTATGGGCAGTTGCCATTACGAAGGATGTGGTAGTGGTTCTACAGCCGCTCAAGCTCTGGCTAATTGCTGCTTCACTGGAAAGCGACGTTGTGCAGCCTCAGCAGTAGTGCGAGGGGCGAACGGTCGTTACTACGCTACCAAACTCTTCTGGTAGTCTACGGGCCTGATAGTGTAATCGGTAGCACATTGCTGTTCAAGATCGGTGGCTTGGCAGTGAAGGTGTGGGTTCGAATCCCACTAAGGTCCTTGAAAACAAGACTGTAAATCTGGCAGCAGTAATGTCGCAACGCACAGTCTACAACCGACCTCACGGACGCTCGCGAAAGCGTTGGTCTGGCAGGTTTGTGCGTAGCTGTAGAAATGTCTGGTCTTTGTTCGCGGGAGCTGGACCGTCTCCACGGAGACGTTTCGAGCCTACACTCCTTTCCACAGATGGGCTTTTGTCCGGGTTAGCCGCCGGACGCTGGTGGGCTCCGGAAGCTAATGTCCGTCCCACCCAACTAAGCAGTACCTATGGTCATATCTACCGCCTGCTGGGGCGGAAGAAAGAAATACCAGCTAGAGTTTTACAAGAATTATCATACAGAATGGAGTCAATTAGTGGGACCATTTCTTGATAAGTTAAGGAAGACTCTGGACGAGAAGCCAGTAGCTATATGGACGCCTAGGCCAGAAGTCTTGCTTCTTCCGCAGATTCCCAAACCCATGCACGGACTTGCTCCTAGGGTAATCCTTGGAGACAAGTGGTGGAATGAGACTAGACGTGCTGCCTACAATAAAACTGACAATCATTGTATCGCCTGTGGAGTTCACAAAACCCGAGCTAAGGGTCCAAAATGGATGGAGGCCCACGAGGTCTACCGTACTAACTATCTACAGGGCAGAATGGTCTTTCTGGAAGCTGTTCCACTGTGTCACTACTGTCACAACTTCATACATAGTGGGCGTCTGCAGGCCCTCTTGGATAAGCACAGAATCACACAGCAGCGGTTTACCTCTATTATCCAACATGGTGAGCGCGTGCTTGGTCAGGCTGGTTTGGAGAAGGCTCCGCCATACGAAGGTAAAATCGCGCCGTGGTCAAGCTGGCGTCTCGTGTTGAACCGTAAGATGTATAAGCCACGCTTCAAGTCAGCAGAGGCTTGGGCTAAACACTTCGGGGTAGAATTGGAGGAGTAAGGTGCCGAAAGTAAAGGAGCATATCTATGCCTTGGATACCGAAGCTACAGGGTTAGATCTAAGGCATGGGGCTAGGCCGTTCTTTGTCAGCATTTGCACACAGGACAACGAGGTACACTATTGGGAAGCTACAGTTGATCCACTAACTAGGAGGCCTTATTGGAAAGAGGAGGACTTGTATGAAATCCAGGAGATGATAGATGAGGCCGATACCTTGGTCCTGCAAAACCCTCGGTACGACTTTCGTGGGCTGGACCTGTTGGGACTCAGGGCTGGTACTCCAAGGAATTGGATCAAGGTCCGCGATACGTTAATGGCTGGGCATCTGCTAGTGTCCAATCAGCCACATGATCTAACCACTATGGCTATGATCTATCTGAGGCTGAACATTCAACCACTTGAGGACAAGCTGGAGGCAGCGGTTAAGGAGGCCGTTAGGATTGCCAAGCGCAAGTACCCTAAGTGGAGGTTGGCTAAGAAAGACCTGCCCGAGATGCCTAGTGCCAAGGACAAGGTCTGGAAGTACGACTCCTGGCTACCCAAGGCTATTGCCGCAGCAGAGGGCTACGAGCCTGACCATGACTGGTGGACCGTTCTAGCAAACTACGGCAACGGCGACAGTAGTGTGACCCTGCCGTTGTACTTAGCCCAGGAGAAGCTGCTAATCAAGGCTGGGCTTTACAGTATCTACAAGTTCCGGCTCAAGCTGTTGCCAACCATCTACAAGATGGAAACACATGGCATGACTATGAGTAAGGAGCGGACCACCGAACTACTGGCTAGGCTCACAGATGAATCCGAGCAGTGTCGCGCTAACTGTATAGAGCTCTCTGATGGAGAGTTGGAGGACTTGCCCGTTAATGGAATGAGCAATGCTCTACGGCATGTGCTGTTTGAGAAGTTCTCCTTACACTCACCTAAGCAAACAGCCGCAGGAAAGTCCAGTGCTGACAAGTTCGTGCTGGACCACTGGATCGCTACTCTTCCAGAAAGTTCCAGGGCTTGGAAGTTTGTTAACGACCTGAAGAGGTACCGAAAGCGTAAGACTGCCATAGGGTACATTCACTCCTATGAGAAGTTCTGGCAGCATACGGTAGTCACGCTGCGTGGTAGTGGTACTGTCATGATAGTGTACCCCTCGTATAATCCGACGGGCACAGATACGCTGCGGTTCAGTAGCCAGAACCCTAATGCCCAACAGGTCAGCAAGCAGGAGGAGGTCAACACTCGCTACTGCTTTGGTCCAGCCCCAGGTCGTGAGTGGTGGTCCATAGACTTCTCCAACCTGGAGTTGCGTATCCCAGCCTACGAGTCGGGCGAAGAGGAGATGATATTCCTGTTCGAGCATCCGAACGATCCACCCTACTATGGCTCCTACCACATGATGATCTTCGACACGCTGCACCCTAACCTGTTCCTGGAACATGGTATGGAGTGCAAGAAGGTCTTCGAGTCTACGTGGTATCAGTGGACCAAGAATGGAAACTTTGCTGTGCAGTATGGGGCTGTGGAGCATAGTGGTACGGCAGATAAAGCCTACCACGTACTAGGAGCCCAGCGTAAGATCATGTCGCGGTTCACTAGGATCAAGCAACTCAGCAATCGGTGGATCGAGTTCGCCAATAAGTCTGGCTATGTGGAAACAATGCCCGACAAGACAGTGGACCCTATTCGGGGTTATCCCCTATACTGTACCCGCACCAACTACGGCAAGGTCTTGGAAACAGTGCCTCTAAGCTACCACGTTCAGGGTACTGCCATGTGGATCACCTGTAGGGCGATGATTGACTGCCAGAACTACTTGGACATACATAAGAGTAGTGGTGGCAGGATAATCTCACAGATCCATGACGAGATCCTGTTCGACTTCCCGGTAGGTGTAGGCAAGCACCATGTTGGGAATCTTAGGAAGCTAATGGAGCAGGTAGGTCAGGATATTGGGGTTCCATTGGCAACCACTTGCGGCTATCATCCAGTAACTTGGGCCAAGTCGGAGAACTATCAGTGAAGGCTAAGTGTGTAGCTATCTTAGATACTATGTGGGGAGGATCTGGCAAGGCTCCAGGTATGTTTAGGATAAACCCTAAGAACCACACAGGCCGGAGGCTGTACTGGTTCCTCGGCCACAAGGATCTATGGGTTACGAATGCCTGCACAGAGTACGTCGCCAATGCCAAGCTGCACGGGAGGCCAGACCCTAAGAGGTTGGCAACTAACCTCCAGAGAGTCACCTGTGACCTATTGCTGGTCTGTGGTTCGGTGGCTGCTAAAGCCTTTAGGAAGTGTGGCTACAAACCGAAGTGTAGGGTCATATACATTCCGCATCCAGCTTGGCGTGGTTGGACAATGGAGCACTTGGAAGAAGTGAGAAGGAGAATACAAGATGAAGATTGAAGATGTTAGGAAGCTAAGCCCAGAAGGGAGGTTTCTGTATTGGGTTGGGGAAAGATGGAATATCCTTAGCAAGAGAAGGAGTGGCTATGTAAGGCCCTGGACGAATGACAAGATCTTACAGTCCTACTACTTTACCAATGTGAAGCGTAAGGATGACAAGGTCACCATCTGGGTTACTGAGAACATTATTGGACCAATGCAATGGGATCCACTGGTCATCTTTGCAGTCCTAGCCTTTCGGTGGTTCAACCAACCCCAACCTTCTGGAGAGTATCTAGTAAGTCATGATCTTCTAAAGCTGTGGAACTGCGAGTTGGCAGTGAAGGGACTTACAGGGTTCAAGAACGCGGGCTTGAAAGTGTTCACTGGAGCCTTTAACATTTCCAATGGAGGTAGTAGCAAGCCTAAAGTCAACCGCGTCTGCGAGGACTACATCCAGCCAGTATGGGAGTGTCGAGAGAACTTACTGAACCGTATATTAGAGCCCAAGGAGCGTACCCTCGCAAGAGCCTTTGAGGTAATCTCCGAGTATCCAGGTATGGGTGGCAGTGGCTTCATGGCTGCTCAGGTTGTCTGTGATCTAGCCTACACACACTTTCTAGAGGATGCTAAGGACTTTGAAACATGGTGTTCCTGGGGTCCGGGAAGTAGACGTGGTATGAATAGAGTGTGTGGCTTTGATGAAAACTTTCCAATGCCAGCAGGGGATTGGAATGTTAGACTTCAACGCTTGCGTGGGGTCATCAGTAGGAAGCTTGGCCTAAACCTCCATGCCCGCGATGTTCAGAACTGTCTATGTGAGTTCTCGAAATACGAAAGGGCTTTGTGGAATCAAGGTCACTTAAAGAGGAGGTACAAGGGTGCCTAGAATACAGGAGCAGTTGATTGTCTATGTCCCCACTAGGGGAAGAGCTCGCAAGCAGACAACCCTCAAGCAGTTTGACCTCTATAAAAGGCCAGACGTGTTTGTAGTGGTTCCAGAGTGTGAACGCAGGTTGTGGACTAGGGATGTGCTGGTAGTTCCAGACGACTACAAGTTTTCTGACATTCGGCAGTTCATCCTTAACTGTCCTGGGAAGTACCATCTGGTGTTGGATGACGACCTAAGACCCGCGGTCAGAAGGATCGACGATCCAACTAAGTTCACCAACCTAGAGGTTATGGACAGGGCTTCTAGGGCAGACCATATTGACCAACTGTTTGATACGATACTGTCGTTACTCCAAGAGGGATGGGTGCATGGAGGCATTGCGGCTCGGCAAGGGGCCAACAACGACACCAATCAGTATCAGTTCTGTAGTCGGGTGGTAAGAGCCCACTTCTACAACGCAGAGATTGTGAAGAGTCTAGGACACGACTTTCGGCAGTTCGTTATTAAGCAGGACTATGACTTCATCCTGTCCATGCTGTGTAAGGGGATCCCTAACATAGTGATAAACGAATATGTCCAGGATCAGGTTGGCAGTAACACTTCAGGAGGTTGCTCCAGGTATAGGACAAGCTCGGTGCTAGAGGAAGGAGCTAATCTACTACACCAGAAGTATCCAGACTTCGTAAAGGTGGTGCATAAGCACCCCAAGACTTCCTGGGGAGGAAAGCCTAGAGTGGATGTAGTGATCCAGTGGAAGAAAGCCTATAAGGAGGGGTTAGAGTATGCCCGTCATTTACAGAGAAAGAATCCGGCCTCCATGGACAATAAAGATAGAGCAATCGCGCGGTTGCAACCTCTCATGCAAGTTCTGTCCAATAAACTACTTGAAGGAAATCAACCAAAGTAGGAAGTTCCTAAGCCCCTCAATGTGTAGGATTATTACTCGGCAGGCAGTGGAGCTAAAGCCCAACCTGAGAGTGGAACTGACCCTTAGAGGGGAGCCTACTCTAAACCCGCACATTCTGGAGAACCTCTCCATTATTAGAGAGGAGGCGCCTGAGTTCCAGATAAGTCTGTTCACCAATGGGGTGAAGACCTTTGGTGATCCGTCCCTGATCGTAGCGTTGCTGGATGCAGGTGTGAACATCCTGTGCATCGATTGCTACAACAATACCTACCAGAGATTTCTCGAAGCTGCCAAGAGAACCAAGGAGCAGGTCGTGGACTTCAGGGAGTTCTCTGCCTACAAGAGATACAGGAACGGTCATAGGCTACGGGTTATCAACCTAGTACCCGACATCCAGGAGGGATCTGTAGACGTCAGGAAGATCCACAATAACGCTGGAAACGTGGACCCCGAGTACCTGTCTAAACTTGAGGGCTACGTTAAGCAAGCCCTACCATTGGCCCGAGGATGCTCTAGACCATTCACTGAGGTTGTGGTCTACTACAATGGGGATGTTCCAATCTGCTGTAGTGATTGGAAGGCTGAGTATGTCCTAGGTAATGTTATGGACCAAGACCTATCGGACATCTGGTATGGTAAGAGACACTACGAAGCCTTGGTGAAGCTTCACATGTCTAGGGCAGATAGAAGTCTACCTCCATGTGCCAAGTGTGACTACCACGGTGGGTATCGTCTTGGACTTCTGCAAGATCCAATAAAAAACCCCCGCTGAACACCGTTCAACGAGGGTTGTTTGTGTTGATCGTAGTTGCCGTGTTAGCTCTTTGATTCCTTCAGGGCTTTTTCCAGGGCTTTTCGACCAACGGGTGTAATCTTGAATCTCTTGCCACGCTTGCCTTCCTCGGCCACCAGTTCCTGTAGATATCCTTTCTCCACAAGCTCGGGCAGTCGGCGTCCCTTGTCGATCCCGGTCGAGGAACTGATCTCAGCGGCAGTCAACACGCTACCACTCTTCAGCGAGTCCAACACCTTCATCATGTTGGGAGTAAGATCCTTTGGCTCCCGAGGGGTTTGCTCCTTCTTCTCCTCCTTGGCGACCTTTCCCTTCTTCACTGGAAGTTCTGCTGTCTTGGGCATCAAATGCTCCTTTAGAAATGTAACCAACAAAACACCACTACCTTGCATTGTAGGGTATAATGAAGTATTGGCAAGTCCTAGCTGAAAAATTTGTTCAAATAGTTGCAACTCGTGTTCCCACTCTCACTTAGGAGCAGACAATGCACCTGTCTTACATGAATGTGAACGCCGCTTTCAACGACTTGGTGTGCAAGTTCCACTACAGTGAAATCCCCATAACTGTAGCCCCTAGTAGGAATGGGGACGTGATCATGGCGACCCAGCCCATGACCATCACCTACCTGAACCCCAAGCAAAGAGTCTTGTTTAACGAGGCTCGGGATTGCAACCCATTCTTTCATCTGTTTGAGTCCTTGTGGATACTGGCTGGCAGGGATGACGTCGCTCCTCTGAAGTATTTTGTGTCTACGATTAATGAGTTCTCTGACACAGGTTTCACGTTCAATGGTGCCTATGGTCAGAGATTGAGGTACTTCCATAGGATTGATCAGATTAAAGAGGCCATTGCCCAACTGAAGCACAACCCAAACTCTAGAAGGGTAGTGCTACAGATGTGGACTCTCTCAGACATGATGAAAGCTGACAACAGACATGGAACCATGTCCAAGGACGTTCCATGCAACACACATGCCTACGTCTCTATCAACCCACTTGGCCTAGAACTAACTGTCTGTAACCGAAGCAACGACATGATCTGGGGAATGCTGGGAGCCAATGTCGTACACTTCTCTTTCCTTCAGGAATACTTGGCGGCTTGTATAGGAGTTCCGGTCAACGTCTACAATCAGTTCACTAACAACCTACACGTTTACCGAAGCAACTGGAAGCCAGATGAATGGTTGAGTGACCGGACCGAGGATCTGTATAGTATGCCACGCGTCTTGAGAGCAGTGCCCTTAGTAAAAGACGTAGAGAGGTTCAACTACGAGTGTGCAGAGTTCATAGACCTAAAGGAGGATGGAGTCTATCAGGAACCATTTCTTAACGACGTAGCTGTCTGGGCTTGCTTGGGGTACAGACACCATAAGAACCGGGAGTACCCTCGAGCTCTGGAAGCTGTGTCCAGGATAGAGTCTGATGATTGGAGAGTTGCTTGTCGTAGGTGGTTGGAACGAAGGTCAGTAGCTTGGAGGAAGAAGAATGGAGATGTCGAAAGAGCCGAGAGTTGTGATAACGCTGAGGCTTAGTAAGCTCGAGAGGGACAAGTTGATTGACAAGGCTAACAAGATGGGCATTAGCCTGAACGAGTACCTGAGGTTTAGATTAGGATTCCCCCTAAATGAAAAGAGTACCAAGATCATCAGCGCTCCAAACCCCTATCTCATCAACGAACTTTCCAGATCTATCGCTACCGAACTTGCCAGACAGGAGGCCAGTCCTAACAAAGCAGGACTTTGCCCGCCGGTATCGTTCGGGTGAGTTCGGCAATGCCGCCCCTACGTGGGATTGCAGTATCGAGCTACTCCGTTCTGGCTATCTAGATCCAGTACATCTACGCTGTAGGGAGTCTAGTGGAGCAACCTTCTACAACCTGGAGCCTTCAGAAGCTCTACGCATGTGGAAGGCAATGCCCTTCCCAGAGATGTACTACTGCTCGGCAATGGCTCCACATGGTAGGGGAACCATCCAAGGCGAAGTACAGCAAACAGAAAGGGGTTTGTCACTGTTGGCCTTTAGTGCCGACATAACTATGCGGGATGCTATGGCAAGGCGTGGTGTGGAGCTACATGGCATCCTTGCCGTCCACTTACTGAAGATGAACATGTGTCCTAAGAGCTATGACTGGCTTCAGTTCCTACTGGAGGCCTATCCACTTCATGTTGTGGAGTTCACTTGCTTTGATTGTAATTGGGGTACGTTACCTGGATTCAACACCGTCTTTTGGGAGGTCCGCCTGTATTAGGAGTTCTAAATGCCGTTTACACAGAAAATTTTAGACAGATTCTGGTCCAAGGTAGATAAGAAAGGTCCTATCCATACAGCCTATGGGAAATGTTGGACCTGGAGTAGTGCAATTAACAATAAAGGATACGGTGTGTTTAGCCTACGTAGAGGTAGAAATTCCTACTCTCACAGGCTATCTTGGAGGATTCATTATGGTAAGATTCCGGACGGGATGTGTGTACTTCACAAGTGCGACAACCCAAGATGTGTAAATCCAAGCCATTTATTTCTTGGATCTCACAAGGACAACACGCAGGACATGATTAGAAAGGGAAGGAGAGGATACACTGGAGTATCTGGAGACTCAAATCCTTCCAGGACTCATCCAGAGTGTTTAGCTAGAGGCTCTAGTCATGGAATGGCAAAGCTATCAGAAGGTCAAGTTTTAGAAATTCTTAAACTTAGAAAGGTTGGGTATACGCAGGCCAGATTAGGAAAGATGTTTGGTGTTAGCAGGGAGCAGATTAAGAATATTGTCAACAATAAGCAGTGGAGACATGTCGTATGTCAATGACTCTAAAAGAGTATCAACAGTTAGCTCTACGAACGGAATGTGATCAAAATCGCAGTCTTAACAACATTGTTCATCATCAGCCTCCACTTATTACTGTTAGGGCGCTACACAGTGTGATTGGAATGTCTGGAGAAGTAGGTGAATTATCTGGGTCCATAGAGAAATGGATCTACTATGGACAACCCTTGGATGTTTTGAATATCAAAGAGGAGATAGGAGACCTACTATGGTATGTGAATCAGTTATGCAGCGTGTTACATCTGGACCTAGGACAGATCATGGAGGCCAACATTGCCAAGCTGAGACAACGCTATCCCCAGAAGTTCGAGGAAGTCTTAGCCAAGGAAGAGAACCGCGACCGTGCTGCTGAGGCGGAGTGTGTAGCCTGTAGCACAGGTGGAAACATGAACTGTTCGGAGGAAGTCACGGAGAGTGGATCCGACTTCATCAAGCATCAAATGCTGAATAAGCCTAGGACTGCTCTCTGCCCTCATTGTGGTGGGCATCTGAATAGACAGGCTTGTAACAGGGCTGCTGAGGGTGGTAGGTCCGTAGCGTGCCCAGACTGCTTGAAATCGTTTTCCGTTAAGGAGATCAGATACGCATGACAGAGGATCTGCCAGCAAAGATAAGACCTTTTGTGTTTCATGGACTGACTTTATCAAAGAGAAACAACGAGTACGTAGGAGCCTGCCCCTTTTGTGATAAGGAGAAGTTCTCGGTCAACTGTATCACAGGACTCTGGAAGTGTTGGTACTGCGCCACTGGTAGCGAGAAGGCCGGAGGCAACATTAGCACTTTCATCCAGAAGTTTCATGGGATGTGCATGGAAGCCACTAAGCCCAGCGAGTATTCCAAACTAGCTGAGGACCGTAGCTTTGTGGATGGCATGGCTGTAGTGGAATGGCAGTTGGCTCTATCAACCACTACGGGCGATTGGCTAGTCCCAGGGTACAACCATCAGCGAACGCTGTGTTCCCTGTATCGCTACATCCACCAGAGAGATGGTGGCTATAGGCTGATCCCTACTCCCACACTAGGTCATCACATTCATGGGATGAACTTATGGGTCAAGAGCAAGCCTGTAGTCTACATCTGTGAAGGGCCTTGGGATGCCATCGCCTTATGGGAATGCTTGATTGCTGCTAAGAACTCTTCCAATGGTCTAGCTCTCACTGCCAGCAGAGAGTCTAGCCTAGCTTCTCAAGCTAACGTGATAGCTGTTCCTGGATGTGAGGTATTCTACGAGCCGTGGCTATCTCTGTTCGAGGGCAAGATCGTTAACCTGATGTACGATAGCGATCATCCTCGTAAGCATCCGAATACAGGACACATCACAGAGGGTGCTGGCTACAGAGCCATGAAGAGGATCACGGAGTTGTTCTCTAAGTCTAAACATCAACCAGAGGAGTTGAATTACTTATGTTGGGGTCCAGAGGGTTACGATCCCAAGAGAAAGTCTGGGTTCGACGTTAGGGACTTCATCGTTAGGGGATAGATATGCCGAGATTGCCAGCACTTGAAGAGCCCTTACAGCCTGCCACCCAAACAAGCCCAGCAAGGCCCCTACAAGCCCGTTTAACGCATTTGCGGGCTTTATTGGGGTTGGTGCAGCCTGTACCGCGCGCGTGGCTTGTAGGGGCTGCTAGGGGCCTTAAAAGCCATGCCACTAGTTCGGGGGGTGAAGAAACTACCATTAGACTTAAATCCTGCGAGTCGTATCAAGATCTCGTGAAGGCTTGGCGTAAGGCCCTCAAGTGGTCTCCAGGTCTTGATAACACGTTAGCAGTGATGTTAGCCTCGAGCTTCTCTACACAGTTCGTTGGAGAGCAGTTGTGGCTTAAAGTCATCGGGCCTCCTAGTTGTGGAAAGACAACCCTAATGGAAGGGTTAGCCACTGCTAGGAAGTGGTATTTGAGTAAAGATACCATACGAGGCTTTCATAGTGGTTGGAAGCGTGAGGACAATGCAGACGTATCGTTAGCCGATATGGTCAAGGGAATGACATTAGGGACTAAGGATGGCGATACACTCCTCAAGGCTCCCAACCTCAAACAGATACTAGCCGAGGCTCGAGCTCTCTACGATCGTGTATCCAGAACCAACTACCGCAACGATACCAATCGTGAGTACCAAGGTCATCGCATGACTTGGCACCTAGCAGGCACTAACGCTCTTAGGGAGATCGACGACTCAGAGCTTGGTGTAAGGTTTCTGGACGTAGTGGTAATGGATAAGATTGATGACGAGTTCGAGTACGAGGTCTGCTGGAGGGCTGTCAACCAAGAGATGATCAACATGCGTCATCTCTCTGACGGAAAACCCGAAACGCAGTATCCTGAGGATTTGGCTAATGCAATGGCCCTTTCTGGAGGATATCTCGACTTCCTCAGGACTAATGCTGTGGAGCTAGCTCGTAGTCTAGAGTTGTCTGATGAAAGCGTCGTTAATCGCTGTATTCAGCTAGGGATCTTCACAGCCTTTATGCGTGCTAGATCTGGTGCTAACTCCGAGGAAGCTACTCGTGAGTTTGGCCCTAGACTAACGACACAGTTAGGGCGATTGGCTACAGGATTAGCCTGTGTCTTCAACAAGCCTAGAGTTGATGATGAGGTCATGCACAAGACTTGGCAAGTCGCTATGCACACATCCAGAGGGCCTACGTTAGAGCTCGTGAAGGTTCTACACAAGATCCCTCAAGGGATAGAAGTGCGTGGTTTAGCAGCCCTAATGCGTGCTAATGATGACAAGCTGCGCGCGCAGTTAAGATTCTTGCGAGCTATTGGTGTAGTGGAAACTGATGTGAACTTTAAGCGTTGGCGTATAACTCCCAAGCTATCCAAGCTCTATGAGGCTGTCAATGCCCAGAGATCCTAACACTTATGGAGAGGTTCTTAAGGAAAGGCTGAGGAATTGGGCATTTCCTGTTTGCATGGATGCTCTTAGGGAAATAGAGCGCTTAGAACGTCTTTTAAGAGAGAAAGACAGAGAGATAGAAGAGTTAACCTCTAAGCGCAAGTATATTAGATTGTAATTATATCAAGTGTTTTCGGGCTTGCAAGTGACATTTGTGCGTGGTAAGTTGCACTTGTGGAGACACCCTGGGAGCAGACTATGAACGGATTGGTGTACGATCTGGAGATTGTCAAGGGTATCCCTTTAGGACATAAAGAAGAGGGTGTGGAGTACTGTGACGGATGGACAGACTATGCTAACATGGGCATCAGTGTTCTCTGTGCCTACGACTTCGTGAGCAAGTCTTTTAGGGTCTTCTGTCAGGACAACCTTCAGGAGTTCTTTGAGTTAGCAGCCCAAAGGGATCCATTGATTGGGTTCAACTCTGTAGGATTCGATAACAACGTCCTCTCATGCTTTGGTACTCTTCCAGAGGGTAAGGACTACTACGATATCCTTCAGGAGATCTATCGCACGGTTGGCAAAAGATTCAAGGGTAGTGGTCTTGATGCTATCTGTACTCTGAATGGGTTGGGTAGCAAGTCTGGAAATGGTGCTCTAGCTCCTGTGCAATGGCAGAGAGGGCAAATTGGTAGTGTCATTGATTACTGCTTGAGGGATGTAAGGCTTACGAGGGATCTCTTCGTCCTCAGTCAGAAGGCTATCATCAAGACTCCTAAGGGAAACCTCTCGTTGAGGAAGGTTGATGATGCTGATTAACCCTTTCACTGGTCAAGTCTTGAATGCTAATCCAGAGGGGCATAACCAGTATTGGAACCCTAATGGACCTTCTGCAGACTTCTCTCTGCCTCTGAAGCCCTCTATCTCTCCAGGAAGTCTATCGAGGGGGTTGGCTAAGAGAAGGTCTAGGGAGGCTATTCGCCTTCTTAAAGTTGCCTCTAGAGCTCCTGGCACAAGTCTTGATAAGTTCATGTCTAAAATGACTGGAGTTGACGCTGATAGCCGAGTGGCTGAGGAAGCTAAGGATCAGCTAGAGAGACTTAGGAGTAGTAGAAAGCCCTCAAAACACGCTCTGGTTGCTAAGAAGCTCAGGGACATCTACGAAAACGAGGAATTCCTCATGGTTGATGAGGCAGATGCCCTAAAGAGACTCTCCGGCGCAAATCAGAGAGCAGCAGATGCCTATGCCGTGGCTAAGAAGATTAGATCAAGGAGAAACGCCAGTAGTGGTCAATTCGTGAAGAAGAGTGGTGATTTGATTCCAGTTCAACCCTTCAATCAACCTTTCTGGACTCCTCGTGAGTACCCTGAACCTGACTAGTGGAGACCTATCATGACTGAAGGCTGGCAACAACGACTCATTGACGAAGCAGAGGACCTCGAGATCAGGATCAAGAAGCTCTCTGAGTTTGCTAACACCGAGGAGTTCAAGAGCCTTGACAGTACTCATCGTGATTTCGTGAGGATTCAGCAGTATCACATGGGGTGGTATCTCTGGGCTCTGAAGGCTCGAATCAAGAGACTTTCTGAGCCTGCTCCTCCGGTTATCATTCCGTTGAATAAATAATGTCTAGTGGTGGATGGGACAGAAATGCCATCTGTGATTCTCAAGAAACGTGATCTTGATTCCTTGAATGATATGGAATTGAGATTCGTCAAGGCTTTGATCGCTGACGATCTTTGGAGACCTGTTCAGGCAGCTAGGACTGTTGGATATAAGAGCCCTTCATTAGCTGCTACGAGGTTGATGAAGAAGCCCGTAGTAGCAGCAGCCTTAGGAAGAGAACAACGTCGCAGATTAGAACGTCTTCAGTTGAAAGCTGATGAAGTTCTGCACATGCTCGCTACTGGACTCTTCTTCAATCCACTTTCACTCTTTAAGCCTTCTGCTGATGGAAAGTGGGTCGTAGAGGACTTGGACAAAGTCCCTGCGGAAATAGGACGTTGTGTAGAGGAAGTCAAGTGTCGTACTGTGGACAGTATGGACGACGATGGGAACGTGACTTCCACAACGTACTTTGAACTGAAGATGATGTCCAAGACGAAGCTCTTAGAGCTTGCGATGAAACACTGCGGAGTTGACGGCACGCAGAAGATAGAGCATACGGGCAATCTGGGTCTACAGATCGGCCTCAGCAATGGGATCAATGGGCTGCTGATGGCCATTGAGAACACACGCTCTTCCCAAGTGGTCGATGGTACAGTGTTGGAGAAAGAGGTAACAGATGTTACTAATCAATCCGCTGACTAGGCAAGTTCTAAACCACATGCAAGGAAGGCATGATCAGTCAGGACATGGACAGGAGGCTTTGCCAGACAAGTTCTACAAGAAGAGAAGGGATTCTACTTCCAGTAGGTTGGCCAAGAGAATCTTTGAGGGACCATTTGACAGTTTTGAAGAGGCTGCTGCTCACTCGTACGTGTTGGATGACCTGGACACTAGGAAGTCTTCCCTGGATAAAGGCTTTCTGATGGGAGCTCATGGGAAAGCAATCCCTGTCACCAAAGGCTCTTATCTTCAGGAGGATATCACAGGAGGAAATGAGGGAGACATTCACGACTACAACAAGAGTGGAGATCGTATCCCTATAAGGCATAGGATTGTCCCGGTAAGGAGTGTGGCAAAGCTCCGACCCAAAAGAGTGAACATGATGGCAGACGTGATAGCAGAACTTAGGCAGAGAAGGGGATTAGACTGATGTCCAACGAGATACAGGTAACGATTCAGCTTAGTTGTGCTAAGGGTGAGTTCTATCAGCCTGCCCTTGGAACGCCTCAATCAGTAGACCAGAACGGTCTAGGTGGAGGCAATCCAGGGTTCATTAACGTAGGGGCCTCTGAGGAGGACGTTAGCTTGGGAGACCTTACGACTCCAGGCTATTGCTACATCAAGAACCTTGGCCCTTTGACTGGCACGGCTCAGCCTGTGATCACCTTTGGTCCTAAGAGTGGCGGAGCTATGGTCGGCTTCTGTAGTCTAAAGACTGGCGAGGAAGCGTGCTTTAGGCTCACGGACACAACTCCCACGCTGCGCATTGTCAGCGATATCGCGAATACAGGCGTGCAGATAGTCATCCTGGAGGATTAGCATGGCTACGATTCATCTAGCAGGTCCAATAGTAACTGTAGACAGCAGAGTCGTTCAGCGTTGTGCTGTCTGTGGACAGAAGCTAGTGGACTTGGACGCTTTCGAGCCAGGAAAGCCTGTAGTGGAAGAGGGCTGTCAGTTGAAGACAGTGCAGAACGTAGATATGTACCATAGCTCCGACCTGTGCGTGACCTTGGTGGAGAAATGACCATGCTCATCAATCCGTTTACAGGTCAGGTACTCAACGTCAATCCACAGGGATACAATCAGTACACTGGAAAGGGTCCGGAGTCTAACAGGAAGAGACTTCAGCAGATCGCTGGAGATGATGTCCGTATTGAGTACAAGATCCCAGAGGCCTACGAGAAGAGCGTGAGGCTGTCTGGAGACTACTTTCCTCCAGAGGTAGACTGGGACACTGAAGAGGTAACGAAGCCAGCGACTATCTTTGTTTCTCCAGGCAGATACGAAGGTGCTATAGCTGCCCATGAGATAGGGCATCATAAGCTAGGTCACACGCAGGATGTGGAATACGAAGATGATGCAGAGAGCCGTGAAAGAGATGCCTGGCGATATGCTCTTAAGAACAGAAAGAGTATGGCAGTCTCTAAGAGGAAACTGTTCCGCCTTATGAGGACTGCTGAGGTTCTGGCTAAGAAGTCTAGAGGAACTTTCGGACCAGCTAAGTGATCAACTCCGAAGCTGACCTACTCTCTGATCCCTTTAACTTTCTTGCTCTGTGTTGGCCAGACATCAAGCTGACCAAGCCGCAAGCCAAGATCGTACATAGCATTGTCCACAATCACACTACTGTCGTGCCTGCTGGCAACGATCAAGGCAAGGACTTTATTGCAGCCTTTATCTGCGTCTGGTTCTTCTGCTCTCGTAGCCCTTGCAAGATTGTGACCCATTCGGTAGATCAGCCTCAGCTTAAAGGCGTTCTCTGGGGCGAAATGAAGAGGTTTATTCAGACCTCGAGATATCCTCTGCCGCTGAACGTGCGTGAGGATATGTTCATGCAGTTCGTGCGTCCTGATGGTACAGCCGATCCCTTGAGCTACCTCATTGGCCGTGTCACACGTAAGGGTGAGGGATTGCTGGGTCATCATATCGCTAACACAGAGAGCGATAGACTGCCCGATGGCTCTATGCTTCCTCGTACGCTGTTCGTAGCTGATGAAGCCAGCGGTATTGACGACGAGGCATGGGAGAAGGTGGACACCTGGAGTCATCGTAAGCTCGCTATCGGCAATCCCTATCCCACTACGAACTTCTTCTATAAGGCCACGAAGGCCGGAGATATCCCGCACCCCAGGCTCAAGGGACGTTTCCTTCAGAAGGTTATCCACATCGATTGCGATGATAGTCCGCACGTAGAGCGGGCTAAGTCGATGATGGACATTGGTCTAGACCCTGATGACAAGGTCTTGATCCCAGGCATCCTCAGTTGGCAGGAATACGAGCGACGTCTCAAGGTCTGGGATGAGATGCGGCAGTGCATCGGCCTACATGGGAAGTTCTATGAAGGTCGTGAAGTCAAGCTATTTCCTCCCAACTGGCTAGACCGTGCTGAGGAAGTCGCTGAGAGGTTGCCGAAGGATCGCATAGGCAAAGCGATGGGAGTGGACGCTGCTGAAGGTGGCGATAACTCCGTGTGGTGCATAGTGGACGAGTTGGGCTTGATCTACATGGAGGCCCATAAGACAAATGACACAAATGATATTCCTGGACTTTCCATTGCCATCGGGAAGCGTTTCGGTGTTGCTCCTGAGCGTTGGGTATTCGATCGTGGGGGTGGCGGCAAGCAACATGCCGATCGGTTACGAGCAATGGGGTATGAGTGTGCTTCCATCGGTTTTGGTGAGGGTGTGGTAGATCCACAAGCCTGGAAGCGTACTGCGGACTATATCCCGAAGAAAGAAGTGCGGGAGGCTACAGAAGAGAGGTACATCTACAAGAACCGTAGAGCCGAGATGTACGGCACGCTTAGGCTTGCATTAGATCCGACTGTGTTGCAAAATGGCTTCGGGCTACCAAAAGAGTTGATTCGGGTGAAACGGTTGGACGGTGGACCTTCCCTCAGAGATCAGTTAGAGATACTACCGCTGCTCTACGATCCTGAGGGAAGGCTCTACTTGCCGCCTAAGCAGAAGAAGAATGCGGACGACAAAACAGTCACGATCAAAGATATGCTGGGCGACTATAGCCCAGACGAGGCAGACGCGCTTGTGCTCGCCTGCTATGGAATGACCTTTAAGAGTCCTCCAGTCATCAGGAGTATGATATGAGCAAAGAGCCAATCGTGAATCCGTTTACTGGAGAAGTGGTGGCGAACTTCAGTCTTAGGGGAATCGGAGAGGTATTTGACCTGGGAAGGAAGGCCCAGAAGCTCGGTCAGATGGCAGGAACTAAGTCAGGTGCGGTTGAGTCCAGGTGGGCTAAACTTCGCGGTAAAGACGCTGGTCTCTCTAGGAGAGCTTCCAGAAGGATCTACCGAGCCGGTGCTGGAACCCAGAAGGCCATAGAAGCCGCGAAGAAGCACTCCTTCAAGACGGGAGTGGCGACTGGTGCGGTTGCTGGTGCTGCCTCTACAGGAGCCGCCATGAAGTACTCCAAGTCCAAGAAGAAGCAGATGGCTCACAACATCCTCGGCATGGCTCTGGGAAAGGTCAGGAACCCTCTGCAAGATGCCCTCACCAAACCCTTCCGCAAGAAGAAGACCACTGTCGGTGGCGTGCTGAAGGGCGGACTCACAGGCGTTAGGAACGAGAGCCATCTTGGCCTCATTACGCCTTCCAAGGCTAGGAAGCGTAAGCTCATCTCTTCTGCAGAGCAAGATGCCAAGAAGAGGGGATTGGTCCTCAAGCCCGTCGGGAGCTTCAGATGACTCTTGGACAAATCGCTTACGAAGCCTACTGCAAGTTCAGTGACAACAAGTCTCTGGTCTCTGGGCAAGAGCTACCAAGCTGGGGAAACCTCAACAGTCGCATTAAGGCTGCTTGGGAAGCATGTGCTAAAGAGGTTGGCAGGTATGTGATGACAGAATTGGCAGACCTTGCCAAAGGAGACTAGGTGGACAAGCCTAAGACCATTGCTGACCTGGGCGACAACACCGAACGTGATAAGCCCATTATCGGCAAGTCCATGATAGACCATGGACCTAAGTCGGTAAGTCGTCGCATTGAGGAAGCCCAGAAGCGGCATGAGGAAGAGCAGAAGCTGCTAGAGGCTGGCGGCTATGACTATGGCGGCACAGAGGCTTTCGAACGAGCCATGAGGAACGTGGGGAGATGGTGATGATTCTAGTCAATCCATTCACTGGCCAAGTGCTTATCAACGCCAACCCTAGAGGCGACAATCAGTACATCAATCCCGATGGGCCTAGCCAGAAGCCTGTTAGAACAGCGAAGCATCTCGTTAAACGTCTGACTGCTGGCGTGCTAGGACCTGTCTCGGCAGATCGTGTTGCTGGATTTGCACTGCCTGACGACAGTCTAGTGGGAGGCCTGGGCAAGATGCATGAGGATCTGGTGCGAGAGGATCCTGAGAAGTTCGGAATGGACAGAGGAGACATGCCAAGAGATCCAGTGGCCAAGGCTATCTCCAAGGGAGCCATACGCTTTCGTGGAGTTTCCCTAGAGCTCGACTCTAGCAGACACACTCCAGGGAAGATTGGCATGATGATCTCCAGCGGTAAGTTGCCCTCTACTACCGAAGGTCATGTCTACATTGACTCTGCAGACTTCAATGGTGCAGCCCATGTGGATGAGTTGCTGATGGCCAAGTCTTGGAGACATCTAGCTTACGGGAAGAAAAGACTAAGATAAGGAAATAAGAATGCCCACAGCAGAACGCAAGCGCCTGGCCTTGGAGCAGATGGCCAACTCCAAAGACTTCGTCATGAACGCTGAGTTCCAGGCCAAGTTCTTAGACCTCGTGCAAAACGAGTTCCTTAGTCGTGGAGCTTTCATTCAACGCTGGATGGACCCACGTCGGGACTACAACCGTGAGTGCGGCTATCCCGAGACGTATGAGATCACCAGTGAGAAGTGGCAGGACTACTACGAACGTCATCCCATTGCTGCCCGCGTTGTGGAGATCATGCCTAGCGAGTGCTGGCAGATAACGCCAGATCTGTACGAGGTTGATGACCCCAACGTCAACACTCCGTTCGAACAGGGCTTTAAGGACTTGGCTGGGGACCTGCGTGGAGTCCAGTCGTACTACAAGCCTGAGGAAGAGGTCGTGCATCCGCTGTGGGAGTACTGCCGACGGCTAGACATTCTCTCAGGAATTGGTCAGTTCGGTGTGATGCTGCTAGGGTACGACGATGGCATTTCCCTGAACCAACCTGTAGAGGGTTGGCAAGAGCCAGAGGTAGGGAACATCACCTGGAACCAAGAGGCACTGCCTTTCCTCAGAGAGTTGTCCAAGCACTTCCATATCACCGCTAACGGTGAGCTAATATGGAATGCACCAACTCCCGATGAAGAAGAGCAGTTGAAGAAAAAGTCCAAGTCTGTGCCTGAGGCAACTAACGGCAAGAAGCCCAAGGAGAAGAAGGTCACCGACAAGGAGAACATGCAGAGCTCAGAAGGCTATCTGCCTCCAGAGCCTACAGGGAAGTCCATGCCTAGTCCTGCGGCCTTCGGTAATGTCAACCCGCAGCAGGGAAAGTATCACGATCCCATGGACCCAGAGGCTTTGAAGGACATCCAGCCTCAAGGGCCAGAGCAGCCAGAGTTTGGGGACTTTACTACTGAGGACCAACGCCAACAGCCAGGAATGCAGACCGCTCCCACAGGCAGACGTAGGCTGATCTATGTGCGAGTGTTCCCCGAGGCGTTAGTGCAGATCATGCGATACGAGCAGAACATGGCGAGTCCACGCTTTGGACAGCCTACCATGTATCGCATCACGCTCAATGACCCCATGCAGAACCAGACGGGAGTGGGACTGCCTCTAAGCACCATTGAGGTCCACTACTCGCGGGTTATTCACGCTGCTGATTTGGGAGCTAATGCCGGATCTAGTGAAATCTTCGCTCCTCCTCGCATGAGGCCGGTGCTGAACAACCTCATCGATCTACAGAAGATCTATGGAGCTTGCGGGGAAGGCTACTGGAAGAACGCTTTCGCAACGCTGGCAGCAGAGACACATCCTCAACTCGGTGGAGATGTTACTCTGGACGTAGAAGCCATGCGGGAGCAGATGAAGAAGTGGAGAGATAGCCTGGATCGTGTGCTGGCAGCTACGGGCGTCACTTGGAGGACTATCAGCCCGCAACTGATTGATCCCAATAGCTACGTGCAGAATCACCTGACTGCCATTTGCATCAAGCTCGGCTGTCCGTTGCGAGTGTTCATGGGCAGCGAACAAGGAGTGTTGGCCGCGAGCCAGGACTCGTACTCTTGGGGATTGCGAGTTCAAGAGCGTCGCAAGAACTACCTGACTCCTCGGCTAATCGTGCCGTTGATTGACAGACTCATCACCGTAGGCGTGCTGCCTGCTCCGCAAGAGTCGTACATGGTCAACTGGAACGATGAGCAGAAGCTGACTCCTCAGGAGCAGGCGAGCATCGGTGGAGCAATCACTGGAGCGATGGCAACCTACATCAGTGGCCAAGTTGACCAACTGATTGAGCCTGTGACCTGGATGACAGAGGTTCTGGGCTGGAATAGGGAGAAGGCTCAGTCTGTGGTAGATGCCACGATGGAGCATATCCTCAAGCAGCAAGAGCAGCAGGCGATGCAGGGGCAGCAGATGATTGACCCCATGACGGGTCAGCCCATGCAGCAGGACGAGATGGGACAGTTCATTGATCCCAATACGGGCGAGCCTGCTCCGACAGATGAGATGGGCAAGCCGATGGTGATGGATCCCAATACTGGACAACCGATGCCCGCTCAGCCTCAGTCGCCACAAGAGAGCCAAGGCCCGCTAGGGGCAGAGGCTTCAGAGGCCGCTCAGGTTAGCCAAGAGATGGATCCTGGAGTTGAGGCACCAGAAGAGCAGATGGAACCCGAGGAAGAAGAGTTGCCCACAGACCCCGACTCTGGGTTGATGATCGACGAGGAAGCAGGACTAGCTCTTGATCCAGAGACAGGTGACGTGTACGACATAGAGACTGGAGAAGTAGTAGGGAACGTGAACGATGATGAGCAATATGCTGACGAGTTTGATCAGGAGCAACCGGATCAAGAAGATGGTTCTGAACTGGAAACTGAAGAACCCGAGGACGGCTTTGAAGACATGGAAGGTGATCAAGAGCTTGGTCAAGAAGACCCGATGGAAGAAGCCCAGGAGCCAGAACATCAGATAGATCCAGAAACGGGTCGCATCGTTAACCCTGAGAATGGCTATCAGCTTGATCAGGAAACGGGCGACATCTACACACCTGAAGGCGAGTTGTGGGGAAATATCAATGACGAGGATGACCAGGAAGAGATGGAATAGAGCCAAGTGGCTAGGGATGCTAGGACGCGATCAGGAGGAGCTCCACCAACGCGAAAGGTTAGAAACGGGACAAGACCCGGACGAGTACACGATCTGGCACGTTCTGTGCCCTGCCATACGAAAGGGCTGGACGAAAGCTATGGAGCGTGACAGAAGGGCCTATGGTCGTAGGCTGGCAGTTACGATTCAAGAAGTCTCTGGCAAATCGACATGAGCATCCTTCGCGTAGACCCCACTCGCACTACTAGACTTCGTCGTCAGTTCACTAGTGCGATTAACGTGCGGTTCACCATGTTCAAGAAGGACCTATTGCATCTGTTTCAGCATGGAATGCTGGGCATGGTCCGCCCTACCCTTAACGCCGAGTGGACCTTTCCCACAGAGCATAAGCTGCAAGAGCTCAAGCGATGGCTTCAGTTTAAGACTGGTCAGCTATTCCTAAAGAACTATATGGAGGACTCTGCACAGTCTTGGGTTGGGGAGTACATACAGCAGTCGTACCAGCGAGGCTTGAAGAGATCTTGGGGCGACTGGCGTAGGCCGACTCAGGTTATGACCATGCCTGGAGACGTAGGAGCTATCTTCCAGAAGGGTGGCGAAGCAGAGTTTATGCGGCAGTCTTTTGGTGGACCTATTCCTGTAGAGAAGGTAAGACTACTCTCAACACGCACCTACAGTGACTTGGCTAACGTCACAGAGCAGATGTCCGCACAGATCTCTCGAACTCTGCTGGACGGTGCTGTTAGTGGACTCAATCCCCGCAAGGTCGCCAAGCAACTGTCTAAGCTCGTAGACATGAGTAAGGGTCGGGCCTACATGGTCGCCCAGACAGAGACGATCAGGAGCTTTAACGAGGGAGCCTTAGATGGATTGGAGAACCTGGGAGCTAAGGCTGTAGGCGTGATGGTGGAATGGTCCGTGTCAGGGCTGGGCTACACCGAAAAGGGCTATCCTTCACCCTGCAAGAAGTGTGCCCCTTTGGCGGGACTGGTGCTGACCGTTGATGAGGCTAGAGGGATGCTGCCTCGGCATCCGCGTTGTCGGTGCAGTTTCATACCCGCGAACGTAGGAGAAAAGACCGCCAAGCAAGTCCGTGATGCTGAACGCATACGAGCGGCCATTGCCCGTTCTGCTAGTGGTGACACCCGTTGGATTGGAGCAAGTAAGACTATCTCTTCAGAAAGACCAGTGGAGGCCTCATGAGTGGAGTCAATGGATTTACACCCACGGAGCGTAGAATGCTAGAGCTCCTTAAGGACGGCAAGCCTCATAGAAGGGAGGAGTTGCACTCGTGCTTGCAGGATGAGCTTGCAGACTTGTCTGCGATACAGCCGCATATCTCAAACATCAGGAAACGTATCAGGAACCTTGGTGAGGAGATCGTGTGCGAGTTCTATCAGAGATCGTTGCACTACAGACACGTAAGGCTCCTTAGTTCTCCGTATGATGGTAGAGTTTAAGGCTTAGGCCAAAGGCTCTCATCCATTGATTGCTCAAGAACCCTAAGTTGGTATATTTGCATTATGAACATTCCACGAGAAATGTCTCCAAAGTCGTACAGGCTGGTTTCGTCAATTCTCCACAATGAATGGAGTGATGAAGCCCGGAAGAAGTCTGCCGAGTCTAGGAAGCGCAAAGCCCAACAGCGTGGATCTTGGTTAGGGTCTACAGCGAAGGCTGTGGGCAAGGCTGGGCTGATCGCCGGTGGAGTAGTCGCTGGAGGACTCCTTGGGGGAAGGATAGCTCCTAGAGTCTTCGGTAAGGGAAGACTAGCTAGGGTTGGAGAGAACCTCACCGGAAAGGTCGTCTACACCGTTCCGCCTAAGAACTTGGAAGGATTCGAGAAGTGGTCTATAGGGGCTGCAATTCCAGTCGGTAGGAAGCGGAGTCTAGGCTCGGTACTGGAAGAACAGGGCAAAAGAGCTGGACTCAGAGGAAGAGTTGCCAGAAGACTCAGTGCCATAGAGAAGTGGTTCGGGATCCCTGAACGACATTACGGTGTTGGCACTGACAAGGGTCACGTGACTCACTTCTCTCCGCATGGAGTAAAGAAGCACACCAAAGGTGAGTTCGGGGCCTACTGGTCTGAAAGAATGTCAGATCGCGAGCCTCGTAACATCTGGGTTGTGGACGAGGGTCTGGTAAGCGGAAAGAAGGGAAGTGTAAGGAAGGCAGAGCTCGCTGCGGTTAAGTCCAGGCTTGCAGCTAGGAGAAACTGGAGAGGCAGAGAACTTAGATGCCTTGGCAAGAAGAACTGCGAGACCTTCGCTAGAGAGATCTCCAGCGGCAGAAAGCAGTACAAGAGCCGATTGGCTCTTACAGGTGCAGCCGGAATCGCAGGTGGTGGAACCACTGGTGGAGCGGTCACTGGAGCCGCTACCCTACTCGGCGGGAAGAAAAAGAAGGACTCCAAGAGAAGGATGGTCAGAAACGTCCTACAAGTGATCAACGGTGGTCCAGGCTCAGGCTTCCGTGGGCACAAGGGAAGACCGGGTCAAAGGGGTGGGTCAGCTCCGGAAGGTGGCGGAATGCTGGGATCGACTACTTATAGACCAGCTTCGCTTCCATTGTCAGAGTCTCCTCAGGCTCGAGCCAAGCGAATTAAGCTGATCTACACTAAGGCCTCTAGACTGGCCGATGTGTACGGGGATCATGCGAACAAGCTCGAGCAGAAGAGGCGCAGCAAGCTCCTTCCGCTGAACAGGCGAGAACTGATCGATCTGTTGGAAGCCCACAAGAACGCTGCTGACAACTTCCGGGCGAGTGCCGAGCAGTCTACCTTGGTCAAGAGATTCACTCCCGAGCAGCAACTCCAACGCTTGGAGCAGGCGAGTCGTCACGAGGAGATGGCAGCTAAATACCTCAAGAGGCTAAACCGTGAGATCCCAGGTAAGGACTTCGTTAAGGCTGTGGGCAAGACATTCCTCGGAGAACTGGTTGGGGATCTTCCTTCAGAGATTGGTCGCATGGGTGCGGACATCACTAGGGAATCGATCCGAGGCGGCTTCAAGTCTTTGGTCGGTAAGAGCCCTTCGCTGGGCAAGTTTGGAGAGGGTGTCTTTAAGGGTGGAAAGGCCAAGGCCGAGGAGTACAAGAATTCAATCCTAGAAGGCGGAAGGATTAGGGACAAGTCCAAAATGCTGAGAGCCGCCATGGAAGAGGTCAAGAGGCTTCAAGCTATCGACAAGAACATCAAGAAGCAACTCCATGCTCTTGGTGGTCGGGTCAGTCGAGGCAAGCCTAAGTCAGCTTCCGAGAAGCCGAAGCAATTCAGTGCAGACGCTATTCGGAAAGCTCTAATCGAGGCCGCTAATCAGAAGCTGGCTGATGCCGAAGAGAGGGTTCTGGCCTCGAATGAGTTCACAGCCCTGGTGTCTAACCTTGAAGGTCAGGTGCGTCGGGAAACGCTGCACGACCGCGAGTATCTAGTGGCACCCCTAACGATGATCGTTCCAGGCGTCTTGGCAGGAAGCAAAGGCCCACTTCTATACCCAGAAGAGGAAGTTGCTAAGAACCCGAGCGCCTGGAACGGTATGCCCATCGTGGTCAATCACCCGATGAAAGACGGGATGCCGGTAGAGGCTCGCAACCCTGCCATCCTCAATCAGTACCAGATCGGTACTGTCTTCAACACCAAGTACAACGGCAAGCTCGTAGCTGAGGGCTGGTTCGACGTGGACCGCACTCGCAAGACCAACATCGGCATCTACGAGCAGTTGGTCAACAACCGGCCGATTGAGTTGAGTACGGGTCTGTACACGGACAACGAGTCCTCTGAGGGAACCTGGAACGGTCGCCCTTATAGCTACGTGGCTCGCAACTATCGCCCGGATCATCTGGCGATCTTGCTGGGCTCCAAAGGTGCTTGCAGCATTAAGGACGGCTGTGGAGTGCTGATCAACGAAACTGATCCCGTAACCAACATCGTCCAGAAGACTGGTGGAGGCTACAAGCTCGTCAGCCATAAGGGCAAGAACCTCGGCACGGCCAAGACTAAGGCTGGTATCCTCAAGCGTGAGCGTCAGGTGGAGTACTTCAAGCACGTGAGAAACGAAGTGCGAGAAGTGATAGACCTCATCAACAACGGTCCCTATCGTGCTGCCGCAGGAAGCTTGTGGAAGGCTGTCAAGTTAGGTGGTGGTCAGGCCATTAAGGACGTGCTGGGAGTTGCCAAGAAGACATCTAAGACTAGAAGGTTTATCAAGAAGTTCCCGAAGACTTCTACAGCCGTAGCTGCCGGTGGAATCGGTTATGCTGCTGGAAAGCGTAAGAGGAGCCAGACGAACAATGCCCTCAAGGCTGGGATCGTAAACATACCCTTCATCAGCAAGAACCGTGCCAAGGCTCGGCGTCAAGTCGCTGGCTTTGCTGGAGGGGCGGCTGCTGGAGCCTATGGCACAGTCAAGGGTGCTGCTATAGGAACCGCTGTAGGTGGACCAGTTGGAGGGATTATAGGAGGGGCTGCTGGTGGTGCGACTGGAGCCTGGGGCGCTCGCAAGATTGCCAAGAGACTTGGCGGTAGCAGTGCTGAGTCCGGTGCAGACCTGGGAGGCCTAGCAGGTACGTTCGCTCCCATAGGTTCTGGGGCTGCTAGAGCCGCTGGAGCAGCCGTTAAAGCTTCCAGAACCAAAAGGATTATCGGCGGTGCTGGAAGATTGGGTGCAGATTATGCAGCTTATGAGGGAACTACTAGAGGTCTGGATAAGCTGGCTTCAAAGTTCAGCAGACGTAGGAAACGCTCTGTGGTAAGTAATGCCTGGACTGAGGAAGCCCGCCGCAAGTCGCTAGAGACCCGTAGGCGTCATGCTGTAGGTGGAACTGATATTGGATTGGGGATAGCTGGCGGCATGGCTGTGGGAAAGATTGGGTCGAAACTGGTAGAGCCTGAAATCGACGCAGCGGTGGACAGAATCCGACAGGCTATCATCAGGTCTTTTAAGGATGTGAAGAGGAATCCGGGTCTTGGTCGTAGAGTGATCAGGCTTCTCAAGTCAATCAGGAGAGTCTAAGTGACTACTGTAACCATCAACAACGCTCAGCAGCGAGAGATCGAGTCTCGTATGCTGATGAAATCTCTTACGATCAACATTCCTGGATATGCCCCTAAGAAGCGTGGACTCGTTCGTCGTACGTTAGGGGCTGGATTAGGAGCAGTCGGCGGTGGCATCAAAGGAATGATGGGTGGAGCGGTCAAGGGTGGTACAGTTGGAGGACTTGGTGGTTCGATGGTTGGAGCGGCTCCTATGGGAGCCACTGCTGGAGCTCTTGGTGGTGGTGCCATTGGCGGAATTCGTGGAGCCATGCGGGGGGCTGCTTACGGAGCTCGTAAGTTCTCGAAACCTAAGGTCATTTATCAATAGCGGGAGAAGCACGATGCCCACAACGGTAACGATCAACAGATCGGAACAGCAGCGAGTTGAGAACCAACTTGTTGCTAATGGACTTGCTAAGGACATCGGTCATGGATGGTCCTTCAGCAGGGACTTGATAAAGTCTGGAATAAAGAAAAGACCACGGATGGTCGATCCAAACCTGGGGTTCTCTGTGGGGTTTGAAGGTCACCGTCTGAAGGAAGCTATCAAAAGGCATCCAAAGACGACCGCAGGCGTTGCTGGAGTAGGAGCTGGTCTGGTTGGTGCTGGCTATCTTGCAGGGAAGAGGAAAGGCAAAAAGAAAACCACCAACAACGAGGTTTTGATCAACCACTCCGAGCAGCAACGAGTTGAGCGGCAGATGTTGATCAATCAACTGTCACAGAACTACCAGCCAGTGGAGATGATCGACAATGCCTCCATAGGAAAGATGGTGAAGGGTGGTAAGGCAATGGCCCGGCGAGGATTTAAGAGGTTGTCCTCTGGAGTCCAGTCATTCAAGACTGGAAGTGAGGTTGGCACCAAGTATGGCGCGAAGGCTAGAAAAGGTATAGGAAAGTCAAGCACTCCTGCCAGCTACAAAGCTGGGGTGATCTTTGGATCCACCGCTGGAAGGGCTGGAAAGGCTGCTGCAATCCAAGCCAAGCGAGCCGGGCTTAGAGCGAAGAAATTTGCTAAGAGCCCTGCTGGAAAAATGACTGGAGTAGGTGCGGCGGCTGCTGGTGGAGCCGCTTTTGGAAGTACGGTTAGTAGCCGCGCTCGTCGCAAGAAGGCTAGAAACGATTATTGACCAACAATTCACAGACGACCATTGTTGGCTCGTCTAAACGTTCGTTTACAAGGAGAGCCTAAATGGCCAGAATGACTTTGAACCAAGCAGAGAGGCGAGAGTTGATCTCGTCAATGGTCACCAACTGCGCTGGTTGGGACAAAGAGGACTTGGACATTCTTCACAACATGAGCGACGACAAGCTCTGGGTCCATGCCCGAGGCTGTGCGCAGTTGATCGCCAATGAGGAAGAAGACGCCGGTGACCTTAGCGACGAAATCGAACCCTCGGCTGCGACAGAGTTGGAAAGCTCTGCCACAGAAGGGCTTGAGGATGAAGAGGTTGATGGCAATCAGGGTGAGCAAGGTCCACCCGCTGTGGAGCCTGACGCCGAGACCAAGGATCAACCCAAGAAGTGTTGGGATGAGGAAGGAAACGAGACCTCTTGCCCCGAAGAAACGGCTGATGGTGAAAACGTGACTGAAAACCAATACCTGAACTTTCTGCCGCCTCGTATCCGCAGCGTGGTCGTCAACGCCATCAAGTTTGAGCAGGCCCAGAAAGCTCAGTTGGTTGGTTCCATCACGGCCAACAGTCGCAACCGCTTCAGTTCTCAGTACCTGATGCGCATGAGCTTGGACGAACTCCAGGCTCTGGCGGATCTGGCCTCGCCTCGTCGTTCGAATCAGCTTTATGTTGGAGCCGCTGGCGGTCCGGTTCTCAACCAGTCGGACGTTGACCGCGAAGACATTCTGACTGTTCCGACTCTCGAGTTCACCATGAGCTCGAAGGGTTGAGTAACAATCGCCAAACAAAGGAGGTTCTACAATGGGTGCTGTTGACAGTCACAACACGATTGTGTTGACTCCGGCTCCGGCTGGACGATTTCTGGAGGGTCTCCTGGACGTAACCACGTCCTTGAAGCCTGGACACTTGATGGCCATCAAGGCGGCTACCGAGCCGGTCGGTGGTCGTCACACCTGGACGAAGTATGAAGGCACTGCTGGTCATCGCACACTGATTGCGATTCTGCTGGAAAACGAGATGGTGGGACTCACCTGCGAAGACGCCATCAGCGACGGTCAGCGTATTCGCCTGTACTGTCCGATTCCTGGAGATGAGTTGCTGGTTCGCGTTAGTGCCGCTGGTACGGGTACTGGCGATGCCTTGGCCATTGGAGATAAGGTGATTGCCTCTAACGATGGAACGTTTAAGGCCAACACTGGCTCTCCAGAGTCTGAGCCGTTCATTGTCATGGAGACAGTGGCAGACGTGACTGCGTCTCCTGGTGATCTGGTTCACGTGATGTTCACAGGATTCTAACTGATCAGCTCCTCATGCTGACGTCTCTTTTTAAGGAGGTTTGAAATGTTTGTTGATTCCTTTGTTCAGAATGAGGGCTGGTCCGGTGATTCGCTGGGCAGCGCCCTCGAACTCGTAAGGGACCGTGGGACCATTTGGGATCCAGGTCTCATGCGACCGTACCTGGACAGTAAGGGCCGAGCCTGTGTGACAGTGAACACAGGTCGCAAGGCCCCTCGCAGGGACGAGCGCGGTGGTGGATTCATTACCAACGAGCATGGGATGCCCAAGATGTTTCCCATTCTCGAGAAGCAACTGATCTCCGAGCGTGCCGCTCGAGGACTGGCAGTTCCAACGGTCAACGCAGGCAACCTGCTCACGAAGGAAGCCTGGGTGATGTTGGACAACGCGGTCCTGGAAGCTGCACGGAATCGCCTGCGTGCTTGGGCAGATCTTCGCGCTGCCAACACGTATGGTGGTTTCGACGGGATGGCCAATCCCATCCTGGAGTTCGAACGAGTGACGGACGTGGGTGAGGCCGTAGAAGACATGGACGGCATGACCGAGGCCCGCTCGTTTGCTCCGAAGTTTGACTTGCAAGGAATGCCCTTGCCGATCACGCACAGTGACTTCTTCCTGTCGGCTCGCTTCTTGGCCGTCAGCAAGAACAAGTCACAGCCCATGGACACCATGCGTGCGGAGATGGCTGGACGCCGTATTGGTGAGCGTATTGAGCAAGTCACTATCGGTTCAGCAACAGGGATGCTCTATGGTGAGGCCGCTGGCAGTCGCTACACTTATGCGAACGACAGTCAGGTCTACGGCTATATGACCCATCCGGATCGGTTGACGTCCAGTGGACTCACTACTCCTACTGGATCCAACGGTACGACCATTTTGGGTGATTGGCTGTCTATTCGTGAAACGATGTACACGAACAAGTTCTTTGGCCCGTACATCGTGTACACGTCCACGGATTGGGATCAGTATCTGGACAACCTGTTCAGCACGACTGAGCCGAGTGCGGGCACGTTGCGCAAGCGATTGCTGGAGATCTCTGATATCCAAGACATTCGTCGCTTGGATTATCTCACGAGTGCCAGCTATCCCTTCACAACGATCTGGGTCCAAATGACTCCAGAAACAGCACGGGCTGTCAACGGTATGGAGATCACCACTGTTCAGTGGCCCTCCATGGGTGGCATGCGCTTGAACTTCAAGGTCATGTGCATCCAGGTGCCGCAGATTCGCTCTCGCTTCACTGGTCCCAACACGACCACGGCGAAAGCTGGTGTCTGCATTGGTACTCACACTTCGTAGTCCCCTTCCAAGCGCGCTGAGGGTTGAGAGAATGGGCTCAGCCCTCAGCGCTTTTACTTCCTAGGAGCAGCCATGTCCACAGTACAGCAAGAATACCGCTATGCTTTCAAGCTCAAGAGCGGATCTCATTACGACTTTAAGCGAAAGCTCAGTATTGAGGCTGGAGAGATCTACCACACCGATACGGACATGATCAAGCTTCACGGCAAAAACCGTTGGGAGCTTGTTGGTGAAGGTGAAGAGTCGATCGACAGTCTCCGAAACAAGATCAAACAGCTTGAAAGCCGTCTACCCCAAGCTCAGCCCGTAGCCAAAGACCAGGACGACCTGGACGCAAAGTCCATCAAGGACTTGCGAACAATGGCTGCTGAGATGTCTCCGCCAGTTGACCTAACGACCTGTACTGGCAAGGCCGAGATCATCAACGCCATTCGCCAAGCTATGGACGCCGCCTGACAGGAGCTAGTCAATGCCTAGAGCCACTAAAGATGCGGTTATTGAAGTGGTAGAGTGGCAGGACGGAACTATCTCCGAAGAGTCCGCCATTTCTTTAACTCCATTTCTTAGGCAGGCTAACATCCTAGTTGACTGGTTGCACAGTAAGGACACAGACAACGAACTCAACGATGCAGCCCTGACAGCTATCGAAGTTCAGTTGGCTGCACACTTCTACTCTGTGCAGCGTGATCCGCAGCTTCAGTCTAAGAGTACAGATGGAGCCTCTGGTTCGTATCAAGGGGCTACAGGCTTCAGTCTACAAGCCACTCACTACGGACAGACTGCAATGCTGTTGGATGTAACTGGTAACTTGACCAAGAGAAACATCGAGGCTCAGCAAGGTAAGAGAGTCTCCGTGACAACTTGGTTGGGATGGCAAGACCATTCAGAGGATCCGTACGATGCCTGACGTACATCTACTAGTTCTAACGAATTGGTGTACTGTCTGGCAGCGGCAAGACACGAAGACTCGGTATGGTCAAGCTAGGGTTTCTTCTCCAGAGAATATGAAGTGTCGGTGGACGGTAAGAGATGCCGACAGTGTGGGACAGGATTCTACTACTGAGTTCTACCCTAGATCAGTCATGGTTGCAAAACAGGTTGCTCTAGGGAGTTACGTGGCGAGGGGAAAGATTGCAGATCTTCCAACGTCACCTCAGTATTTTGAAGTGGTAGGAATTGACGAAATCTCCGATGTGAAGGGTAGACATACGTCTTATCGGCTAACTCTTCAGAAGGCTTCCAAGACCCTTCCGGAAGTCATCTAACGAAAGGAGCATTCAATGAACGCTGAAGCTTTCTATGACCTGATCAACGAAGCCATGCCGGAGGCTTCTGGCGAAGAGGAAATGGTCGGGGCCGAAGGGGGTATGATTACGAGCTTGCTGACATCCGTTCTGTTCAAGAAGGTCAGCGACCTGATCTTGGAGTACGGTTGTGAGAATGCCGACTCCATCATGGAAGCCGTCAACCGCATTATCGACGAGCGTGTCAAGAATCCTATCTTCAAGATGGCTCTCAAGTCTGGTTCGGAAGCTCTGCGTGGAGCCCTTTGCAATCAAGCGTAGCCGAGCCCGCTGGTCGGACGTGAGGGGTGGGCACGGAGGCCCATTTTGAAATGAAGTGGTTCATCGTTCTAGTTCTGCTGTGTGGATGCAACTACCAGTTCCCTGAGTGTCCAGCGGAACCTGAAGCCTACCAAGGAGAGGTTCAGGAATGTGCCAAGCTGGCTCGTAAGTATAGAGCCAAGACTGAGGTACGCTTAGAGGATGGTACTCGCTGTGATCTGGTCAACGACACGTATGCCATCGAATGCGAGTACCCGGACAAGTGGGCTGAGGCCATCGGCCAGTCGCTGTACTACGGCATTCAGTTGAACAAGAAACCTGCCATACTCTTTCTCATCAAGGACGTACCCAGAGAAGCGAAGTTTGTTCGCAGGTGCAAGGTCGTTGCCAAGCAACACGAAATCGAAGTATTTGAAGAGTACATTGGTCCTATAGGAGCAAAGTCATGAATCTGTTAGCCTTAGCTCTCTGCTGCCTAATGGGAGCAGACGCCGGAATCGGTGTAGTAGGTCCGAACAAGGCAGAGGTCAACAATGCCGTAAGACTATCTCTTCAGGGATTACCTCCGGTAGACTTGACCAAGGCGATGAACGAGCAACTGTCTTGGGTCAGCGATGTAGCCATCTTTGTTGATACACCAACCTCCGTAGACCCAGGTCAGTACACCCTTAGCAAGAAGCTCTCTATTGACGTCTCACCATTTCGCTGGGCATTTGAGTTGGACTTTGTTGCCAACAAGCCTGGGGATTATGTACTGATTATCGACTGGAACAAAGCTCCTTTTGAGCTCTGCCATCACCGTATCACCATAGGTGGAGGCACGGCTCCGGCGGACCCTACGAAACCAGTCGACCCTACGAAACCCCAGCCCCCCAACCAGAAGATAACCCGCGTGACGTGGGTGTGGGAGAAGGACGAAGGCCCAATCCCACGGTACGTCGCTACAGCCCTCCAAAAGCTCAGCGACCCCGCTGGGGGTTATTCCGTCGTCGCAACTGACTTCGAAGACGATACTACGGACGGTGATGGACAGGTGCCGGAGCAGTATAAGCTCGCCCTGGAAACCTCCAAGACGACAGGTGTGCCAGTGCTGGTCCTCCAGTCCGATGGCATAGTAGTCAAGACCTTGAAGCCCAAAACTGAAGCTGAAATTCTGGAGGCTGTGCGATGACTGGCAAAATCAACCCTGCCCTGATCGACGTGACCATCCCGGACATCACAGGCTACCCGGAGGAGTTCGAGCTTGAGGACACCCGCGACGTGTTGATGTGTGCCGTGCGGGATCTGGCGGGTTTAGACCCCCGTATCAAGGCCACCGACTTTCCCAAGGAGATGTGGATCGAGCGCAAGGATTGGTTGGAAGTGCAGAAGCTGGGCGAAAAGAATCGCACGCGGGCCATCGACTTCCTGGACCGCTTCACCAATCAATCGCCTACGCATGAGTGTACCTGTCACGCTGCTACCTCGGCTCAGGCCGCGATTCGCAATCGTTCCCGTCGTATCGCCCTCGGTCCACCTGTTGCTCATCAACAGTTGCCGATCTCGGCTCAATCTGCGAGTGTGTGGCTATCACCACTCTCGGTCTATGCTGAGGCCAATCCCCGCAAGTGGGGTGGAGCCAATGTGCGACAAGTGTTGGAGATCATGCTCAAGCGTGGTATCCTGCCAGACAAGAAGCAGCCCCGGGATTGGGGATTCAAGCACACGCTGACTGGGACCAACGGCAAGGGTAATGAATGCCAGTCCAGCGGTGATTGGGTGCGGCTTTCCAAGTTCCCTGAAGGCTGGCGGGAAACATCCAAGCACTTCCGGCCCCTGGAAGTCATCTTCCCAGAGAACTTCGAACAGCTAGTCTGCTTGCTGCTGGGCGGTCCCGAAGCAATGGGCCTGCCCGTCGTCGTGGGCGGTCGCGGGCACTCCATCCCTTACATGTTCGTAGACGTCGAGGAGCAGGTCATCGGCTATCCTGATTCCTATGACGTGATCCGCTACGATTCCTTCCGCAACTACCGTTCAGGAGGCATGTATGCTCCGGTCAGTTGCACCCTTCCTGATGACTGGAACAAACCCGCAGGTTGATATACAGGTTGAAAGGATAACTCATGAATCCACGACGAGCCGACGCCTCTCGTCCCGACGCCGACCCGCCCAAGATTGAAGGGAACCTAGTCGTGCTTAAAAGTACGGTTGATTGGGTGTTGCAAAAGGTTGACAAGCACGGAGTTGCTGTTGTGGGTCTGGTGGTCATCACTTCGATTCTCTGGTTTGGCTTTGTAGTTCCGCAGAACGCGGATCGCACGGCGGTGCGCACCGAACGTGAAACGCTGATGAAGTCGATGGTTGCTACCAATGAGAATCTGAATAAGAACAATGATCGGATAGCTGAAGTCTTGGCTGAACTCAAATCGGCTTTTGATCGCTACAGTCAAGACACGCGGGATTCTGTGGATGCTGGTTTTGAGGTAGTGCAGAGTAACGCCAATATCCTAGCGGGGGTACAACGTACTCATGAGCTTCAGACGCAGCAGCTAAATGAGCTGAAGGATCTCAGCAAAAACACCAATACATTGATGGAGAACGCCGCGACTATGATGGCTCCGGCTAATTCTGATCGCAGAGAAATGATTACCCTCCTTAAAGAACTGGCTGAGGAGAGTAAGCGTAAGGCAGAGCCCCCAGCTAACCCGTGAGGCACTAGCATGAATTCCGGCGCACCATACGCAGCAGTCGTGGGCGCACCGTTCATGGGGACCACCCACGGCGGTCATGTCCACCGTAATGCCACGACGGGACTGCAAGAACTGAAGAAGTCGAATCTCATCGCCACGACCGATCCCACGGTGGGCGATGACACTGACGACGGCTACGCAGTCGGCTCACAATGGATCAACGTCAGTTCGGGCTCGGTCTTCACCTGCACGAACGCTGCGGCGGGTGCTGCCAACTGGACGCTCTTGGGTGGTGGGTCTGGCGTAGGCATCCCGGCGGGCTCTGGTACGGAAGTCCAATACCGCGTCAACGCCACCACGTTCGGTGCCGTGACTGGTTCCTCGTGGGACGGCACGACGCTGACGCTGCCGAAGACGAACTTCTCGGGCGTTGTTGGTGCGGCGGCCGGTTCTGCCGCTGCTCCCTCGCTCTCCTTCTCAGGAGATACCGACACCGGCTTCTTCCTGAGCGCCGCCAATAAAATCGGTGTGGCGTCGGCGGGTGGCGAGATGTTCACGATCAGTACCACATCAGGTATCACACCCACCATAGGATCACTATATGGATTCGGTAGCGGTAGTCTCTCCTGGCTGACGGGCTTGTTTGATCGAATCAACGCGGCAACTGCTGGGAATAACAAAACCGTTTTCAATATGAGTTCCGCCGGCACGTACTACGGGGCTATCATGGTAGACCCGGCTGGTGTGGCTGCTGGAGCATGGTCGCTAGGTTATTCGGCAGCAACGACAAACGCCTACGGCACTCCGGTCCTCACTTGGACGGGAGACGGTCGTGTCGGCATCGGCACCGCGACACCAATAGCTCTTGCACATATCAATAGCTCTACAGTCTCCTCACGGATTAAGCTGACCAATTCCACGACTGGCGTCACGGCTACAGACGGCTTCGATCTTCAGATGGAATCGTCGGCAGCTTACGTGTGGAACTATGAAAACGGACCGCTGTATGTAGGGGTGAACAACGCCACCGCCATCACAGTGACCGCTGCTGGCAGAGTGGGGATTGGAATTACTGGACCCGGAGCAGCATTGGAGGTCGCCAGTGACAATATAACGCTCTCCAATATGAATCTCACTGATACTCGCTCTATGGCAATCACTTGCGGCGGGCAAGTGTATTTCTGGGGCAAGTACACCAGCGGCGGAGCGTATGCTGCATTCGGACAAGTCAGTGGTTCCAAAGAGAGTGGTACGAGCGGACAGACGCAAGGCAGTCTCGTCTTCCAGGTCAATACGGGTGGTGGTGCGACTGCCGTGTTCGAGAAGATGCGGTTGACGAGTGCCGGGTATCTGGGTATCGGCAAGACCGCACCCGCTGCAGCGTTGGACGTGATGCTGAGCGCCCAGATCAGCGTACCCGGACTAGCGTTCAACGAGATTTCCAGCCTTGTGTTTCAGGCAACTCGTCCTGCCTCTACAGCGGCCTTGAACGCCGGCAAGATTTACGGCAAGTATTTCGGCGGGGGACTCGATACGTCGGCTTTGATCTTCCAGGTCATCGACGCGGGTGGTTCCGGTGTCGATGCCATGTGCATCACGAACGGCGGCAACGTCGGCATCGGTATTGCGTCGGGCCTTGGGAACCTTCTGCACGTGCGCGGAACCGCCAACCAAACTGGTCTGCGGGTTGATTCGGGAGCCTCATACACCTGCTCCGTGGTTGAACTCTACAACGCAAACACCGGAGCCACGGCAGCTAGAAACTGGCGGTTAGCGAGTAACTATACAGCTAACGGGATGTTTGAGATTCAACGCTCATTGGCCGCGGATGCTGCCGCAACAACTACTGCCTTAGCCTTTGATTCCAACGGCAACGTCGGTATCGGCACAACAAGTCCATCCACCAAGCTGCACGTCATCCAGACCGCCGAGCAACTGCGCCTGGGATACGATGCCACTAAGTACACGACATTCACCGTTGATGTTGGTGGTGATTTGAACGTCACGCCGAGTGGCAACTTTATGGTACTCAACGGAAAACTGGTCGTCACTGCTACGGGATCTAACGTAGCTTATATCAGCTACCAACAGCCGGTCGATGGTCAAGGTGGTTACATCCTCCTTCGCGGCGGAGTAGCCGGCACTACCGTAAGAGGCTACGTCGGCTTCACGCACAATGGTGTGGGTGCCTCCACATTATTCACCGGGGAAACCGCAGACTATGTGGCACTGCGTGGTGAAAACGGCGTGCATCTGGGGGTTAGCACGAACCTCTACGCCACACTGGCATCTTCGGCCATCACCGTTGCCGAGGGTATCAATCTGGCTGCGGGCACTACGACCGGCACCAAGATTGGCACGGCTACGAATCAGAAACTCGGTTTCTGGAACGCGACTCCTGTCATCCAGCAAACCACGGGAGCTTCTGCGGCGACGTTTGTGCAGAATAGCGGCAATGCCGTCAACGATGCGAGTACGTTCGACGGTTACACGATTGCTCAAATGGCGAAGATCATTCGAACTTTAGGATTGGCGGCATAATGGCAATCTCACTCTTACAGCACGGCGGCGTGGCAGCGATCGGGTACGACTCCGCGACCAACGAGCGCGGTTTCCTGTTGAAGATGCTCAACAAGACCGGCGTATCGTCGGTCAAAGGGGAACTGGTTGCGCAGCACTCGTCCAACAACCGTGAAGTAACTCTGCAAACCGGCGAATACGATACAATCGGTATCGTCCAGGAAGCAGGAGTTGCTGAAGGTTCCGAAATGTGGGTTTGGCAGATCGGCAGCGTGTGCCAAGCGCTGCTCAAGAACACCGTGTCCGCGTCTCGTGCTAATTTGGCGATTGCGGCTGACA